AGATCCGAGAACGATTTGAATCTCAGGAAAACAGCAATGGCCCTTCGCCAGACGAGCAACTGCTGGAACTCCTCGGACCGAATGCGGATATCGAGTCGTTCTGGGAACGGGTAAAGACCAATCTACTCGCGGAAAGAATCCGATTGGTTTTTGTTGCCGATGTTATACCAGCGGAGTTACGAGCAATCGTCGCCTAAAGACACTTGTTCCAAAGGTTATCGGTCAGACAGTTGCATCGCAATCCAAGCGATCTGCATCTTCGGGAGTATCGCTCAATATCGAGGTCGACGAGTTCATGGATGCGGTTGCTAGCCAAGGATCTCCTGAGAGGATTGCTGCATCGAAAGCGATTATTGAATGGGCATCTTCTCGTGGTTGCGAAATGGACTTTACTCAGGCGACACGAGAAGTTGCGTTTACGCCAGGAATCCGCGTTGGAGACAGAATCGAGACGCCGTTAACGTGCAAGCATCATGGCAAACTCGTCTTTCGAATGCGAAATCTCGTTTCGCATCCCCAATTTTCCCAACCCGAAGTAATCGCAGAAATGCAAACAAAATTGGAGTCGCTTCCTGGCTTCAACATTCGAGGAGGTATGCGAGGTTTGCCGTGTGTCGAACTGGATCAAATCGTCGATGACAAGGATTTGACCAAGCTTCTAGCTTTGCTCGATTGGTTCCTCGAAAAGCTTCGTTTTCCGGTGGCGCTCATCTGAAGATGTAAAGAAACAAATGGCAAGCTCTGCGAATCGCATCCAATCTTTCCAAAAACTTGTCGCAGTCTTTGAAAAGCCGAAACCCGGACCGAATCAGATCACCTCTGAAGTCGAAAGCGAGACAGCCCTCACAGTGGAAACAAGAATCTGCCATTGAGACATCCAGAATCCCCGTCGTTTCAATTCTCTGATATCCCACTTCGCTGAAGACTTCGCTTCGCTTGTGCCGCAGCTCCAGAGTTCGGGTATTTGGAAATGATTTCACGCAACACGGCAATTGCCAGATCAGTCTTTCCTTCCTGTGAAAGTTCCCTTGCTTGAGCAAACAGCTTTTTCGCTTCCAAGTCATCGTTTGGAATTGGTGGAGGTTGCAACTGCTCGCTCAGGAGCTCTGCGGCGGGCTCCGTCATCCATTCTGTTGACGGTTCAGCGATTGCATCGCCGAAGTTATCAATGGCATTTATGTTTGGTCTCTCGTTGGAATCGACAACCAGATCGCGAATGACTGTGACAATAGACAACGCGCGTTCAACATCAATTGGTACACCTTCAATGACGTTGGGTATGAAAAGTAGTCCAATCGATGGACCGCCCTGGCTGTGTATTTCTAGATAGAATTTCTTTGAAAGAACATACACCAAGATCAATATCGCCGAGCCCAGTAAGCAAACGCCGATACTGATCCAGCTTTCGGTGACAACAAGAAGATAAAGTCCAACAAACGGTAGAGCCACTGCGAACACGATCGCAGCAAACGGTTTGTGCACACCTGCAGATACGTTCGATACGGAACGAAGGGGAATGAATTGCAGCCTTTGCCCAAACAAACTGGAAGATTCGCAGCGAAGCTCGCTTCCTGCAATAAAGAAACGTGTGATCGGACTGAATCCCAGTAGGGATAAGCAAAATGCAATGATGCCTTGCAGTCTTCCTACGATTTCAACTTCCTTCTTCGCTCGCCGTGATGGCAAGCGATCCACTTTGAATTCTTGCAAGACGAGCGTTGAGGACCGAGAGTTAGCGAGTCGCATTCCCACCAGAGCTGCAAACGCCAGCATCACAACGACAGTTACTATAGTTTCCATTTGTGTTCGTTTAAAACCAAAGATTTGCTGAGAGATGATTTGGATTGAAGGTTAGTCACGCGTCTATTGAGAACCGTGAATCTGAATTGGACAAAGTACCTAGCGCTAACTGCTCGTCGTACTACTCCGCGAGAGTCAGTCGAGGGTCTTCGCAATCAGCTTCTAATGTCATCGACTGAAGATCCGGCAACGTTGCCCCAAGGATTCCTTGCAGATCGCCATATAGGCTCACTGAGGTTTCGATCGCTCTTTGTATCTGCTTACCACGTTTGGACCACCGAGCGAGCTGAACTCGTTTGTCACTCGCAAGTTCCTGTTCCATTGCGACCAAAGAATCGAGTATTGCCTCAATGCGATGACGAAACTCGGAACTAGAGAGATAGCTGTACAAGACAGCCATCTTCTCGTGCTGACCTTGTGCAGATAGTTGACTGCGCCCAATTTCGATGAGCCCTTGCCGTAAAGCGGAGGCCAATGCGGCGACACACGACCAGGTGCACACCCAAACGCCGTCGATGAACATGAAATGCTTCACTTCGTCAGGCAGTGCTTCGCTGACAATTACACCACACTGAGCTCTGCTGGAACGCATGTCGTCTTTTAGCTTCGCAAGCCAACTATTACTCCAGTTCTTTGTTCGTTTTGACTCCCAAAGTATTTGTCCGCATTTTGAACCGCGTTGGTCCATGACAGTCTGGATAACATCACCACCCGAGAACCCTTTTGCAACTTCAGCAATTGCATCGATTGGGAATGTACGTCGAAGCAGCGACTCCAGCTCAATCTCGAGCACCTCACCTTGCAGTTGTTGCGAACCTTGTTCCAAGCGACGCTCCATGTCCGCCATGTTTCGCTTGAGGTCGTTGATCATCTTGTCTTTCTCAGCGTCCTTCAACAAGTGCTTCTCCTCGAACTGTTTCAAAGCTTCATCGCGAAGCTTCTGCCGGCCTTCATTTAGTTTTCGCTCCACCTCAAGTTCGAGTTCAGCCTTTTCCGATTCGAGATCGCGTTGTTTCTTTCGCAGTTCGAGTTCGGCTGCCTGCGATTGCTTGAGCTTTTGATCTTTCTCTGCTAGTTGCTCGTCACGGTCCCTCAGTTCTACCTCTAGCTCTTTGCGAGCTTTGCATGCGGCTTCCGTTTCAAGTCGCATCCGCTCGAGTTCAATAGCTTCTTGAATTTGCTCTGGCAGCGACTTCAGTTCGGCCTCTAGCTTTGCTTCACGTTGACTCAACAACAAGGCAAGTTCTTCAAACTTACGCTGCTTGGCTGTAGTCTCAGCAGCCAACTCACTACGGACTCGACTCTGAATCTGCGAGTACATCACATCAGTCAACTGAAATTCATTTTGGCAATGAGGGCAAACGACTGGAAGTTGCATAGTCTATCTCTCAAGTTAGAAAGGGTGGTAACATCTGTTTCGATGATTTGACAAAAAGCAGAAAGCGTGCCGAAGTATCATGGAGGGAGGTGAATCACCTCGAATCGAATAGTAAAACCGCACAAACGCTTGATATTTTGCAGGTAAAACCTTGAATAAAATTGTTTTGGTTCCGTTTTCCTTATTACCGCGAGTGTTTTCCAAGATCTTGCGTGTAAGCTATGTTACGAACAAGTAAACTTGGTTACGTCTGTTGCCTTAGATATGAAGAGTCGAGCAATCAATGACACGAAGAATTCTTGCAACCTGGGTTGGACTTACAGATCTTGGTGCATGGAGCCGGAACTCTACATTAACAGCAGTGCATCAAGAGTCCGTCAGGAAAGTATTGAAGGGAAAGAATCCAGCAGAAGGCGACGGACCGATTAAAACTTTGCTCGACACAGAGCGTTTCACGGACATCCATTTGATTGGCAACTACGATCGCTCCCTTTTGCAGCAGTTCTCCAAATGGCTGAATGTAAAAGCCACTATCCACACCGCTGACATCAAAAACCCTACGGATCACGGGCGAATATTCCAGATAGTCGATCCCATCCTTGAGTCTTTGAAGCTAGAGCGCGGTGATGAGCTATGCTTTCATCTCAGCCCGGGGACGCCAGCGATGGCATCGATTTGGGTTCTCCTCGGCAAAAGCAAATACCCAGCGACACTCTTTCAAACACACTTTGATTTCGACACCAAGTCCAACCATATCCTAAAAACGGAAATCCCGTTTGATATCACCGTCGATGTGTTACCGCAGTTTATGCGGGAGCCAGATCGATTGATGCAGCATTTGCAGAGCCAGAGTCCCCAGGAGACTCAGGGCTTTGAGAGCATTGTCGGCGACAGCGAAGCGATTCGACTGGCAGTTGGAAGAGCGAAAAGAGCTGCAATCCACGACGTGCCAGTCTTGATTCTTGGTGAAAGCGGGACCGGCAAAGAGATGTTTGCCGATGCGATCCACAAGGCCAGTGGTCGCCACAACAAGGCGCTGTATTCAGTCAATTGTGCAGCAATTTCAAAGGAATTGATTGAGTCTGAGCTGTTTGGCCATATCAAAGGCGCATTCACCGGTGCTGACAAAGACCGAAAAGGTCTACTAGAACAAGCTGATGGCGGAACGCTTTTCTTAGATGAGGTGGGAGAATGCGATCTTGGACTTCAAGCAAAACTGCTTAGAGCGTTGCAACCACCACATGATAAGGGGGCATGCTACCGAGTTTTTCGTCCAGTTGGCGCGACGTCGGACCGCGTTTCGGATGTTCGTATTGTGGCTGCCACAAACCGCGATCTAGTGAAGATGGTTCAACAAGGAACGTTTCGTGAAGATTTGCTTTATCGACTAGCAACTATCACCGTCAAGCTACCGCCTCTTAGGGAAAGAGGTAAGGATGTTATGGATTTAGCAGAGACGATGCTCGTTGGAATCAACGATCAGTTCCAGAGAGCACTCGGCAAAGCATATGTCTCCAAAACTCTCTCTAACGATGCCAAGAAATTCGTTCGAAAGCACGATTGGCCAGGAAATGTTCGAGAATTGCGGAATGTTCTGATTCAATCCGCGGTCATGTCGATCGACAAGACAATTACCGAGCGTGATATCGCTGCCGCTCTTTCTCAGTTACCCAACACAAGTCTCAATTCCGTTGAGGCGGACAAACCGCTCGGAGACGGATTTGATCTGGATGCATATTTGGATGAGATTCGTACACGGTACCTCACTCGCGCAATGCATCAGTCGAATGGTGTGAAGAATAAGGCCGCTGAACTGTTGGGTTACAACAGTCACCAGGTTTTAACGGGCCACCTTATTCGTAGCGGCCTCGAAACCAAAAATAGGAAACCCACACGAAGAACGCGATCGTAAAAGCATCATTGCTTTTAACGTAAAGATCATTACTTGTTAGTAACTAACATTACCATACAGGCGTCTGCAATGTACGAACCTTAAGCTGAGATAATTTTTAACTCCATTGCAGCAAACAACTTACGACTAAACGGTAGTTTGGTTTTACAGTTTCGGCACAGCTTCTGCTTTAGTTGGTATTCATCAAACAATCCAACTTCTGACCCGGAGCGAGCTGACCATGACTACAACTTCCGTTATCGAATCTGTTTCCAGTGTTCTCTCTAGCATTGAGGGAACGACCGTGTTTTTTGATCAACCTGCAGATGGACCGCGTGCAGGCAAGTACGCATCTCTCGCGGAGTCAACACTTCATTCGAGCTTGAGAGAATTACTTTCGGTTGCAGCTCCAGATGGACTGTACACCCATCAACAACAAGCGATCGAGTCAGTGCTGAATGGCAACAACACAATCGCTGCCACGAGGACCAGCAGCGGAAAGTCTCTGATCTTTTCACTACCTGCAATGGATGCGGTATGCCGTGATTCAGACGCAACAGCATTGTTCCTTTACCCGCAAAAAGCGTTAGCGAACGACCAGTATTCCAAGCTCGTTTCCGCAATTGAGCAGGTTCCCGAGCTCGCTCAAATGCAAAAAGCAAAACCACACTTGGTAAGCAGGTACGACGGAAGCACAACGCAAGAGTCTCGGAAATCGATTCGCGAGCAAGTTCAATTTCTAATCACAAACCCAGACATGTTGCACTTGGGTATTTTGCAACATCATTCGACCCATTGGGCTCGATTCTTTGCAAACCTGAAGTTGATTGCTATCGACGAGTGTCATGAGTATCGAGGTATTTTCGGTACAAACGTATCTTACATTCTGCGTAGGCTACGACAGATCTGCCAAGCTCACGGATCCAATCCTCGCTTCATTGCGACAAGCGCAACGGTATCCGACCCACAATCGCACCTTCGCGAACTTGTTGGTGACGATTTCGAACTCGTCGCCGCAGACCAAGATGGAAGCAAACAAGGGCGTCGCAAATTCTGGATGGTAGGTGGTAGCGAGCATCACTTCGAGTTTGGACGCAAGCTGGCCATTTCGTTGGTTGAAAAAGGCCTGAGAGTCTTGGCGTTTTGCCCAAGCCGAGTAGCTGCTGAACGCATGCTCGCCAAGATGAGAAAGCCGTCTGGCGAACTCGAAGACTATGTAGCCGTGTATCGATCTGGCCTTAAGAGCTCCGAAAGAGAGACAATCGAATCACAATTGCGAGATGGCTCCAAAAAGTTGGTTTTCTCGACAAGTGCATTGGAGCTTGGCATCGACATTGGCGGCCTCGACGTCGTGATTTGCATGGGATTGCCCAACTCCATGATGAGTTTGTGGCAACGAGCAGGACGAGTCGCACGAGCTGGTCGTGAAGGGGCGATTGTTTTGATTCCTGGAGATTCACCTCTAGATGCTCACTACGCCCGTCACCCTCAGGAGTTATTCAATCGCAATAACGAAACACTTGCCCTCAATCTTGCTAACGAACGAGTTGCTTGCCAGCACTATGCCTGTGCAGTCCACGAAACGGCATCCGGCGATTCAGCCTTGGAGTGTTCGATCCTAGGCTCGACGATTCAGAAAATCCAAGAGCTTCGAGACGATGGCAAACTATCGCGTCCAGAGTTCTATAGTTCTGATCCTCACATGGATGTCAGTATTCGTAATACAGGTGAGTCGAACTACCAGCTTGTTTGCGACAACGAAACCGTGGGAGAAATTGGCAGCTTTCATTTGCTGCGTGAAGCACCTCGAGGATCACTTTATCGACACAACGGAATGATCTATCGTGTGATGGATGTCATTCGAGGTAGGAAGATCGTAAGGCTTCGCCCCGAACGGACTCGAAACGAAACGGTTTCCCTTGTTCGGAAAAAGATCCGCCAGAAATACCCGCTCTCTGTTCGAGAGTATTCTCAAGCGACACTTTCCGTTGCTCGGATCGATGTCAACGAATTCCTACAATCCGTTTCGGAAAAAGATGCGTCCGGGAAAACGATTCGAGTCACTCCAGGTACTGGAATGCCAACGCATTATCTACCCACCGAAGGAGTCGCACTAGCATTGCGTTCCGGATTGGTCGCCTCGCTTCAAGCTCAAATGACGACTCGGATTGAAGTTGTGTTAGGCTCGATCGAGCGGTTGATGGCCAACCTCTTTCCAATTGTCGCCGGGCCTTGTGATAGTCAAGACTTTTCGTCTGGAATTGAGAAATCGAATTCCGGCGATCTTGTGTTGTACCTATACGACAATGTGTACGACGGCGTGAATCTCACCTCGATAGCTTTCGACAACATCAAATCGTTGCTCGAGAAAGTGGAGGATCGCATTCGCTCCTGCGATTGCGGGGTGGAATGTGGATGCGTTCGATGCATCGCAGATCCAATGCGAGAAGCGCCAAGTAGCAAGCAAGATACGTTGCTCGTAGTCAATCGCTTGATTGCCATGCTTGATGGCGAGAAACCAATAACGAAGCACTTCCCAAGGCCGGACGCGGGAATCGAGTCTATGTCGACTGAAGTCGAGTGCCCGAAGTGCCAAGCACTCGTGTCGGCATCCGCAAAGTTCTGTTCAAACTGTGGCAATCGAATTGAGGAGCCAAACCATGTTGCTGTGTGAAGCGCAAAGTCCTGTAAGAGCCCAATCTATGTTTTCAGTCGACCGAATCTCGCGTCAAGGAGATAAGTTTCTTGGCCGTCTCCATATGGATGCAGATACCGTTCGTTCGCTACGGGAAGACAACGTTGGGTTGCTGTTCGAAAAATTCCTTAGGTTAGAAACAATGCTAGGGCGCATAATCCCGCTAGCGGACAAGCATGACCTTGGTCGCATCGCGATTGTCTATTCCAGCAAGGATGCTGGTGCGTACATCTACGACATGCTATGCGATGCAGGTAAATGTGACCGGTCCAAGAATCCCCCAGTTACGTGGCAGGTCGGTAGTCTCATTTTCACGTCGGTCGAGGCATTGTCCAAAATCTCGCAAGAGAATTCCAACGTCAATGAAGTGGAACCCACTTCGATGGTTGTGTTGCTCGACCCAACTTGCATGGTCCATCACGCCCGGACCATGCGGTTGGGCAACGGGCGCACGCACGACCGCCCACAGATCATCGTCAACGCACTATGCGACTTGGCCAATGATGGATTACAGCCATTGTTCGTAACCATGACTTGTAAGGCGGCAATCTCGCTCAACAGCGAGAAATTGGCTCGAGTTTACTGCCGCGAAACTTGGTGGTTCTGCGATGGACCATCGATTTCTATACCCAAATTCTGATCGAACCAATTTACAAGCTTCCCTAGCAATGCCGTACTCGCGGTGAATACCTAGCATCCATTACAATCCAACCCCAAGCAGCCCACTTATTGGGTTGCAGCATGAGGAATGAAAAATGATAACGGCAATCGAAATCGAAAACTTCAAGGGAATTGGTGAAACACAACGAATTGAGTTTGCACCGCTGACGTTGATATTTGGGGCAAATAGCTCTGGGAAAAGTACAATAATTCACGCTCTCCATTATTTGCGTGAGATTCTGGAAACGGGAAATGGCGATGTCGACGAAGTACGTGCGACAAACGGGGAGCTCCGCCTTGGCGGATTTGCAAACCTCGTTCATGGTCACGACGACGAAAGCCGCAAGATCCGAATACGTGCGGATTTTCGGGTTACAGATAATGATATTCTCCCAGCCAGTATAGCAGAATTGAAACGATTGACAGGGATCGACATCAACGGCCCGCTTATTCAGGGAGTGAAGTCGATAGGAATCGAAATAGTCGTGGGTACACATTTCCGTCCTGTCGACGGAATTGTTCATCCGCTTGTGGAGAAAGTCTTTCTGTACATCAACGGCGTTTCGCTTGTCGGAAGTCAAGCCACCGGATGTTCCTGGAGTGGTGATGACGAGGGAACTGTTGCAAATTTGTGCAGCATCAATCTCGAACACCCCGCCTTCGCACGTATAGCCGATAAGTCAGTCGCAAGTCTCATTGCGGAAAAGTGTGGATATGACAAGCAACGATTTGAGATCGACCCAGAAGATGAGAGCTACGGGAACGGAGTCGTTTTAGATTCACTCGGCGCAATCTTGACACCCAGATCTATGATAACGATGTGTTCTCTCGATGACGACGACACAACTACAATCGATGATATTCAGGATTATTACCGTTCTGTATTGTTTAGTCGCTTCAGTCAATTCTTCGTCCAAGTGATTGTCGATTCGACCAAACATACGATTCGATTGCTTTCATCCTTAGGCCATTTGGGACCTATTCGTGAAATTCCTGAACGGTCCCGTCGATTCTCGTTTAAGACAAATAGCCTTTCATGGTTTCGCGGACAAGCTGCATGGCAATGCATCTTGGAAGAAAATCCAAAAGTGGGGCTAATGGTGCACAAAGGCGATATGCGTTGGAGGAGCTGGGAATTGGATCTCCGAGATCTACTCTCAGCCCCATATGTCGTCCAGCGCCTCGGCATTTGGACGACGTGCGAGAATTGGTGGACTGGCGGCGATCCAAAGGGGGCTGTACAGCGAAATCTCGAAATCGTGCTTCGTGATACGCGGACCGACACGTTAGTATCGTTAGAAGACGTGGGGGTCGGTATTTCGCAAGTCATTCCGGTAATTGTCGCTGCTCAGGAGCAATCCTTACCAATTTTGTTTGTTGAACAACCTGAATTGCACCTTCACCCGAAACAGCAAGCAATGCTGGGAGATCTTTTCGCTAGCCAAACGGGTAGGCTCTCTAGATGGTTCGAGCCTCGAGTGGGCGTACATTCTGAAGAGAGAACCATAGTTATAGAAACACACAGTGAACTCTTGCTACTTCGCATGTTACGTCGAATTCGAGAAACGAAAGCCTCGAAGATTCCTGGCGATTCTAGTGCGCCTCGCCTAAATTCTCAGGACTTGAGAATTTACGCTGTAGAAAGCGATGACGAAGGAACCAAGTTTAGATGCTTACCCATTTCTAATTCAGGCGACCTAATCGGAGGATGGCCAGAAGGCTTTTTTGACGAACGTATGGACGAGGTTCTTTAGGATGTTACTAGAATACTCTCTTGACCCAGAGATTTTTGAATCGGTTGAACAGTTTCAAAGAATTATCGAAGCATGCGGAATCTCCGAAGGGAGGTATATTGCCAATCTGCCATCACGGCGTTGGGAAGAAGTGGTTTTCAAATGGCTTCGTGCCAAAGATCCAAACAGAGCGCGACGTGCTGAAGAACTACTTACTCAGTGCAAAAGACGCCACGGGTTGATTCCTTCTCGCGTAAGTAACTGCCCAGACTGGATTGAGGCTACCCTTGAGCAGCATAAGTCTCAACCATTTAAGGCAGTAGTAACCGAGAAAGAGATTTTTCCAGCTCGAATATCGCTCAATGATCTGTCTGTAGACACCGATCCTTGGAAGTCCAAAAGGGGCGACCGAATACCAATTGATGCAGTGTCAATCGGAAACATAGCTGCTCCTCTATTGAGAATTAGCAAGGAGATCGTTTTGCTAGATCCGTATTTTGATCCGAAAAAAGCTCGCTATCACGAATCACTTGCTCAAATTGTAAAGCATTCAATCCATGATGGAAAGAAACCGGAGCGATTCGAGTGTCATTGCAAAATTAACTTAAATCAGGTTAAACAGTCCCCTACGGATACCGCAGATGCGTGGTCGCATCGTTTCGACAAGGATTGCAGAACGAGACTGCCAGAACAACTGCCAAGTGGGTTTCAAATGAAAATCGTTCTTTGGGATGAAATACCCGGGAAGGAAATCATGCATGCACGTTACGTTATGACAGAACTAGCGGCATTGAATTTCGAGCACGGTCTCGACGACTCGGAGCGAGATGCAACGACTGATGTTTCATGGCTTTCTCCAGAAGTTCACCAATCGAGATGGGATGATCTTCAATTGAATTCGACTCGTTACCGTCGAATCCGATCGATTGAAATTGTTGGCAATGGAGCAACGTAGCAACGCAATTTGTGAACGTCATACCAAGCAGGTGTTGGATAGGTATCCGTCACCTAACCGATTGGCGTTCTCAAATAAGTAACCTCAAACTTCTTGCAAAGACGTTGGCTCTGGAGTCTCGCCGCCAGTGAAAACGCATCTTTGCTGTCGAACGGCTGGAAAACGTCTAGGCCTCGATCGAGTAGAATCTTCCAGCCATGGTCCGTCACGATATGCCTGGCGTGTATCGTGCTGTCGTACTCCCAAGTGAACTTGATGCCGACGCGTATGCAGTTCTTTTGCATCTGAGTGAAGAAGTCTTCTTGTTGATCAGTCCGGAACTCGTCCTGGCAGGTGATCAAATGCACTTCCATATCACCAGCTTCATCCATCGTTTTGAATACGGTTTCGAGGAAGTCCATCAGGTTCTTGGCTTGGTGGAAGTTCCGTATGTAGGCATCCGTTACTACGATTTTCGAAGAGCCTCGCAGGTAAGGACCAAACAAGTCGTCGAAGCTAACGCCCTTCTGATTTTCTTTAATCTCCACATGCCCTTCCGTGGGATTTGCGATTTCCGATTTTGGATTCTGGATTGGAGATTCGGACTTTTCGATTGAGGTAGCAGCAGGAAGTTCAATGGCTACCTCTTGTGGACCAGCATCCTCAGTATTCGCGTGCTTGTGATAGATCTTGGGATACTGTTCCTCCTCAAGCGTCTGAACCAGATGCTCCTGGCCACCGCGAGAAGTGAATGAGAATCGCACTGCCGCGTAGGTTTGATCGATTCGCATGAGCTGATCTTTCACACGTTTCCGGCCCTCGATCGCAAAACGAAGAACTTCTTCAATTTCCTCAACCGTTGCCTGTTTATGCGGATAGAGAATCTTCATCAGCCCTGAAAAAGTCTTGTGGATCGCATCCCGATCTCGCGTCGAAATGTCTTCTGACAAACTGAAGTGATCCGCATAGAGATGCGAGTAATCGAAGTTTCGCTGGCTCCGCAGAACTTCTGCCAGATAATCGACAACGAAACCGAATCCAGAGGTGAACATCTCACCTCGAATGATATCGACTTCCCAGCCGGGGATATAGAAGTGGATTCGATCCAAAAATGCCGAGTCGTGGTAATTGGGCGGTAGTTCGTCGAATAAATCGCTGTGACGCAACATGTGGGCCACGGTGTGTTGCGTGTTTCCAACAAAGGCCATCGACGCCTCTGCACCAAGCGTCTCGATACCACGCGAAAATGACTTGTTGGCCATGTAGTTCTTCATGATATCCACAAGTGCCTTGTCGACGCGTTTGCTCTTTCCAGCGAACTCGTCAAAGGCGACGCAGTCCCAGTAACCAACAAGCCCGATTTTGTAAGGCGCTCGGTTCTCCACGAACAGTTTTGGAACCGTTACCTCCCCGCCTGAAATCAACATCCCGTGCGGTGAGAATTCAGAGTAAACGTGCGACTTGCCTGTCCCCTTCGGCCCAAGCTCAATGATATTGTAGTTCCGCTCACAGAATGGGATCAGTCTAACCAGTTGCAGTAGCTTACTTCTCCGACCAAAACACTCTGGATTGAAACCTATGCTTTGAATGAGCGTGTCAATCCAGTCGTCCGTGCTGAATTGAGCTCTGCTGGCAACGTAGCTGTCGAAGTCGAAATGCGACAACTGAATGGGCTTGAGCGATTCGAGAATCCACGGAACCGTCTTCTGCTCTTCGTCGTGTTGATAATCCAAGTCCGCGATACACCAAACACCACCCACCAAGAGCTTTTGGTGTTTCTTGATCGTACTGGCAGGTACAGCGACCTTGTTGATCCCCAAGTTGGCGAAGGTTGCTTGGTACACGTCTTCCTTGTCGTTGAGATCGACACTCACGCGATCGATGATCTTGCGGAGCTTCTTTTCCCGGATCTGAGATCGAACTAGCCCAGCCTCACTCCGATGCACGTAGTGCTTCGCTAGGATATCCTTGACCGTCTCGATACCCGTCTGAATGGAACCCTCATCAGCCGTCGCGCAGTATTGGCCCAGCAAATACTCAAGAACATAGGACGGGACGATCGCATTGCCTTTCACTGTCTTTACCAGATTTTTGCGAACGACCAGCCCGCCAAAATGCTCGTTGATTTTGATGTCGAGTGGAGTCATTGTATTTCCCTTGTTCCTACTTCTAGCTTTGCTTTCTGATCCGATTCACCAATCTAACCTGATTACAATTTCGAACTAAGCCGAGAAATTCTTGACGGCTTAGCGCGGAGGATCAATCAAAATCACTAGTGAAAGAACGTCTTAAAGTAAACGGCACTGTTTTGTATTCCTGGTAATGGGTCGTACCAGCAACTACTTCCTCCAGCTTGAGGACAACTTGTTGCTGGTTATAAGAGTCAGCAATCTTGGAGAGCACCAGACGCAGCTTGAGTTCTCGTTCACGAGGGTTCTCGCTCAACAAATCGAAGCTGATCTCGTGACTATCTGAAATGAGTTCCCCGTCGCCGGCATATAATCCGATCCGCAGCTTTCTCGCTTGGACCTTTTCAGTAATCGGAGCCGTTTGATAAAACACGAGTGCCAACTGCCCAGTCGAGATCACACTAGTTGTTGGTGGCAATAAATCGACGTCGACGGCGCTTACATCCGCTGCTCGCCGTTTTCGAATCTGGATCACCGGAATCACGATTTCTTGCAGTGTGCTTCCGCCGTGCATGAATCGAACACTCGCTCCACTTTTGCGGAGACGGTTGATGGACTTGGGGACAGCAACTTCCAAGTTTCCTTTGAGGCCGAGTTCCGCTGAAGTATAGAGCTTCGCACCACCATTGATTTTGAGTTGGCGTCCTAGCATGAACCGTCGATCTGACGCCGTCTCGTTACCGGTGATCTCCGCAGAGCTGAAATCGCTCTCTTCCACTTCGTCCTGGTAGATAAAGCCGTGATCTGCCGTGATCACCACGTTGGTCGCATTTGCGCTGGTCAACTTGCGAACTAGCTTGACGATCTCCTCCATCGCTTCTTCGGTTGCCTCGAAGGCTTTGCGTTCCGTATCACGTGTATGACCTCGTTTATCGATGATGTTCTGATAAACGTAGATCACATCGTGGTCTCGCACGAGTTCGCGGACCTCTTCCTTGGTCTTGGCAATCATCTCGTCTGCTTTGATCGCCAAAGCGCTTCCCTTGTTGGCTGCCTTCAGGATCTTGTCCCGATTCACAGTGCCGGAAGATGACTGGCCATTCAAGTTGACAGTGGGTGTCTTGTCAGCGTTAATCTGCAGCTCTGAGTGGGGAAGAAGTGCTGCCATGCCAAGCTGCGTATAGCTAGGCAAAACGGAAATCATGTGCTCGATCTTGGCCTCAAACTTGTCCTCGCCACGAATCAGCCGACACAATTCTTCACCAATCTCGAAACGCATCGCATCCGAGATGATCACATAGACCTTATTGTTCTTGTCCAGCACTCGCCCGACATAGCTCTTGTAGAAATCGGTTTGATGTCGCTGGCCAGGCAACGACCAACGCTCGAGCTTATCCACCAATTCCTGCCATCGGTCACCGAGTGGAAGCAGGAATGAATTGGTGTACATCTTACAAACCTGTTGGTTCAACGGGCCAAAGAACGTCGCTTGGCCTGCACGCACGCTGTGATAGATGAACTTGCGATAAAGTTGATCGACTTTGTAAAGCGAGCCGACGTAGGCTGCAACTCCTTGTTCAACCGAACTCAAATCGAGCGACAGAGTGTTTAGCATGTGCAACAATTCGGCCGCATACCCAACCGCCTCGTAAAGGTCTGCATACTCACGATACCAATGCCCGCGGCGACGCGAACGGATGACCTGCGTACATTCGCCGGCTGAGATCGTGCGTCCAAGGACTTTGCTTGCTAGTTCACTCAGTACGCGTTGATCGATTAGGCGGAAGTAGTCCACCTCAGCGAGTTGCTTTAGTTCGCGACTTTCGAGATCGTTGTGGATGCCCAGAACTTCGGAGAATCGGTCCGAAAGAGTCTCAAATGTCTTTTCGTGAGTGCGAGAATCCTTCCAACGTTTGAGGAATACCAAAGCCTCGTTGGTCATTTTCGATTTTGGATTCTGGATTTTGGGTTGGTCCGTTCCAAACTCCATTTCGTAGCAGGATTTGAAAAGAGAGAGAGCGAAGTCTTTTACTGAAGGTGCAGCACTTTCGTAGTTGTACGTCTTCTGAACTTGCTCCCACAGAAACGGCTCGAGTCCACATTTGGTGATCAACTCGTAACGCTTGAGTGCTGAATCCGACGCCAGCTCTTCTAGCAGGTTCTCCAGAACGCTATCGATTCTAGAATCGCTGTCGGCGCAAACGCTGAGCATTTTGATGCAAATCTGCGTCGTCGTATCGGTCTTGGTAACTTGATCTTTCAGTTGATCGCGCCGTTTGGCACTGTTAAAGAAGAACTCATGGCAATTTACGATCGGACGAAACTCGTACGGCAACTCGAGCTCAGTTAGCCACAGAGAGGCTTTGTCGGTTCGGAAGTCGGTATGAGCAAGCTGGACATCGAGCAGCCAGTTATCGCGATCTTCCGGCTGAGGACCGGATTTGAAAACCAAGAATTTTTGTGCTGCTTGCTCGCGCAGCAGGCGATATTTGAGACCAAACTCATTGTTTGCGATTTCCACCTTCTCTACTCCTGGAAGGCTAATGGCGTCGAAGTCTCCGCGCAGCGATTCTTCCTCGTCGTACCAAAAGACGATTCGATGCTTCTTGAAGAGACGTTCCAAGGCATTTTGGATTTTCGATTTTGGATTTTCGACTGAAGACATGCGATTTTCGATTTTGGATTGGCGGCGCGCTAGATCTGATGGGAAAATGGTGTGCTGATTCGGGCAAAGTCGGACTGGTGGATTTTATAGGACTCGGCTCGCGACGCACCGGGTGGAATCGAACGCCCCGTGCACTGGAGCTTGGCATCAACTTCTATCTCAAAGTAGTGTCGTTCCTTTTCCCAGCTAAGGATGACATGACCTTCGTCTGTTGCAAAAAAAGAATCCGGCGGTCGCTGGTTGTTTGTTTGAAGATTGAGCAAAACCGCTTCCGCTAGCCCCGTTACTTCGAGCCCCGGTGGATTTGCACCCTCATCGTTCCAATCGAATTCGTAAGCACGAATCTCCTGGAGTCGCTCATAGCATCGACGCCATCGCTCACCATCAGCCGTATCAGTGTCTGCAACCTCATCCATTTTTTCAATCCAAAATCGAAAATCGAGAATCCAAAATCACTCTTCTTCCTTTGCATCCAGGCCTGGGATCTTGCGGAGGACTGAGCCGAAGAGTAGGTAGTTGTGCTTGACTCCGTCGTCGAGGTCGATGTCGATCTTGCGGGCAGCGACTTCGAAGAGGGGCTTCTCGTAGTCTTCTAGTTCTTTGAGTTGCTTCTTGATGGCGGCAACATCTTTGATGGCTTGCGTCTTCTCGGACTTGGAGGCGCTCGCGCTGTCGGCCAGCATCTGTTGATGCTCGGCGTGATGAGTCAGCTTGTCACGAAAATCTCGTAAGTAGTGCAGTACCGTACCGACCGTGTCGGGGCGGTAGCGGTGCATGTAGATCAGGGCGTTGAAGGTGCCTTTGGGGCTGCTGAAGAGCCAGTAGATAGGCCGTTTCTTGTAGAGCTTAATGTGGTGACTGTAGAAGTCTTTGAGGAAGTAGTCGCGGATAGTCTTCCGCTTTTTGACCGTCAGGTTGTCGGGATAGACGGCATCTTCGAGGAACTTTAGGTTCTCTTCGTAGTGCTCGGTACCGAAGGTGACTTTGAGAAATGTCTTCAATCTTTCAGTGATGTCGTCCTCGAACCAATTTCCATCGAGAAGCGGAATGACGTTGTCTTCATCGCACGCGAAGGTCGGCTCGGGAATCTGTAGGCGATAGTCGTCGGCCGTTTCGCCTTGATTGGCAAGGATCAGTCCCGGTTTGTCCAACGAGTAGCGCCCCAACATGCAGCCCACCGCGTAGCCGATGAACTCTCGCATTGTGTCCGCAAGAAGAAGGGCTTCCAGTTCCGATTCGCTCTTGTCGTCGTCGTAGCGGTATTGAGGGTTGCAGTTAAGGGAGATTTCGGCGACTGCGGGCGAACTTGGTAATTCATTTGAAAGCGAATACAACTCGTTCACCGTTTTGTTGAGTTGCCTCTCAAGATTTGCGACAAGCTGCGTCTGATCTTGCCATCTTGAGCGTTGTTTCGCATATCGGTCTTCCAACCGAATGGGGCTGCACAATGGACCGACAAGTTCGCTGGAAGTGAAGTCAATCGACAGTTCGCGAGAATCCCAGTCCTTGCGAGCGACTTCAACCACATCGTTGACCAAATCACCAACCAAATCCAGCACGCTTGATTCTGGAATCATCACTGGAATGTTACCGACGTGGCCTGTTTCGTAGTTGAGTGTGGGGCTCAACACCTGAAGGCATCGGGCAACAAAGTGAGAATTCAACAACGCCAGAAAAAAGTCTTGATATTGGTCTGAGAAGAGGCCCTTTCCGCCACTGCCGAAAATCGCATTTCTCATTACTCTCATTGAAGGCTTACCGCTTGAAATGCCCGACCACGTTATGCCTTGCCGAAAGTAGTATTCCGGGCTTACGATTCGTCCTCCAGCAGCACCTTTCGTCGCATTTCGAATGTCGCGGCCATTCTGCTCCCAATTTACCACATACTCGATATTTCCATACCATCTGCGGAAATCGCCTCCTTTGCAGAATGGGTACCATCGATATTTCGCTATCTGCGTTGGGCCAACATTTTCAAAACCGAATCCGACTCTCTGGTAGCCGACCTCGTACCATTGCCTTAAAAACGTTTGATTGTCGGTTGTATTGAGTCCACTCTTTGGCTCAGACAATTCATGAAGCGGCGTGCCGCGTGAAAAAACTTCCCGGAACTCCGGGGAAATGGTAAACGCAATTGGCTTGCCGGGCACTTTTTGAAACTCTTCCGACGACGCTGAGAATCTCCAGCTACAACTTGCGTCGTGTATGGCCTCGCGAGCTCTGCTGGCTTGAATGTTTGATCCATAGAATGCTTGCAGGTCAATGAACACGCCCTCGTAGTTCGCCCATTGGACCTTACGGAACGTGAATGCACATACCGGTACGAATGCAGAATCAAAGAAGGCGTGATATTCGGGGCGAACCAAAGACGTGATAGTACAATCCTCAAGAAGCGTTTGGCGCAATGCGGTGTACGATGACAAAAACATCCAAGTAAACGGCGTCATTAGACCAACGAAACCGCGATCAATTGTCTGGTCGATAATTCGCTCGACGAACATTGCAAAAAGGTCGGCCTTTGTTTGCGGAAACTCACTTACAGCGAAACCCCGTAGGTCGACGTTCATTCCTTTGTGGCTCATATAGGGCGGGTTTGCGACGACGACGTGATACTTGGGACTCAGATATTCGGCCTGCCGCAGCGCCTTGAGCACTTTCTGGTGAACGCTTGCAAGGAACAGGTCTTCGCCCATCTGACGCTCGCTAAGTAACTTCAGCACTTCGCTCACGTCCGTCACTAGTGGACGGATCAGTGAACCAAAGTTATCCGCTTCCTTCCACTGATTAACGACTCCTTGCAAGCCGCCGCTGAACACGTCATGACCGACCTTGTCCATGTAAGCCGACAGGTCTTCGGGGTCGATCTGTATGTTCTCCAGCACGCAGATGTTCGGATTTTGGATTTTGGATTTTGGATTTTGGATTGAAGACAAATCCCTTCCTGACGGGTCAGCTAACTCTTTTCGTGTGAAGAAGCGTTTGTCCTTCTCGCGAGCCTTCATCGTGAGCGCAAAGGCGGCCAGAGCGCCAGCTCGTTGGTCGATCTCAATGCCATAGAGATTGTTCTTCAGGATGAGCGTCGGGATCTCGGGCTCGGGGTACTGTTCTTCGCGATAGATTTCATACAGCAGATCAAACGCGTATGTCAGCATGTGACCACTGCCGCAAGCCGGATCACAGACCTTAATCTCCTCTGGACTCCCGATCGTTAAGAAATCGGATTCGGGTTCCTCGGGTTTGATGTAGTAGTCCATCCGCTCTACGAGCTTCGATGCGGGATGGTTCAGCATCCACAAGCGACCGAGCGAGTTCTCAACCAGATAGCGCACGATCCAGTGTGGCGTGAACAATTGAGTTGCTGCCGGAATGTTCTCCTCAGTGATCTTTTTGCCCTTCTTCAGTCCCTCAAAGACTTCGTCCTTCTTGTCGGCAATATAGAACTGGTAGAGCCAACCGATCACTTCCACCGACTCCTCGGTATGTTCGGGCGAGCAGTTGTTCGGCAGCAATAACTCGCGGGTGTATGCTGGAATCGACGTGCCGGACAGCAGATCATCCGGTAGTAATAGTTCCGTGTAGTCCGCAATCTTCTCGAACATGAACGGCATCAGTGCGTGGTAGTAGTTGCAAACTGCTACTAGCAGCAATCGATAGGCTTCGCCCTGCGGATCTGCGCTCTTGTCTGAACCATCTAGCAATCGCATAACTTGTTTGCGGGTCGTCTCTGTCACCAACTCTTCATCGATATGCCCCATTTTGGCTTCTGCGAGGATCTCCGGTTGGAACTGGCCATCGGCTGGCGACAGGACACCAATTCGAGTGTAGCGATTTACATCCATGTACCGGAGTGCGCAGAAACGATTGAACCATGTATATGCGACCATCTCAATAAGACGTTTCTTGCCAGCTTCACTCGAGCCGAGTTCCTTAATCTTCCTTTCAAGTTCTTCAATGACCTTCGGACTCTCGCGTCTCGCCAGACTACCCTCCGCCAAAACGGTCGTTAAACGCATACTCACCTGCTCAATGAGCGCTGTTCTGGTTAAGGATGCGAATTTTCGAAGTTTGCTAGTTTCCATTAGGTACTTCGGTTTTCAGTTCGTGTTTGCATTCGATACTCTTAAATTCAAAACCTACCTAATCGACTTTGTCAGCCAGACCGGTGATCTTGCGGAGAACTGGACCGAAGAGGAGATAGTTATGCTTTACACCGTTGTCGAGGTCGATGTCGACGTTGCGCATTCGGCTCGCGACTTCAAAGAGGCTCTTCTCGTACTCTTCGAGTTCTTTGAGCTGCTTCTTTATGACAGCAACATCCTTAACTGCCGTGGTCTTTTCAGCTTTAGATTCACTAGCACTGTCAGCTATCCCTTGGCGCTGCTCAGAGTGGTGTGTAAGTTTTTCGCGAAAATCTCGCAAGCATTCGAGAACCTTACCGACCGTTTCGGGGCGATAGCGGTGCATGTAGATAAGCGCGTTGAATGTTCCCTTGGGACTACTGAAGAGCCAGTAGATCGGCCGCTTCTTGTACATCTTGAGGTGATAATCGTAGAAATCCTTCAAAAAGTAATCGCGGATTGACTTTTGCTTCTTCGCTGTCGGATTTTCCGGGTAGAGTGAATTCTCCAAGAACTTGAGGTTCTCGCTATAATTCTCTGCACCAAAGGTGATCTTCAAGAATTCTTTGAACCGCTGGCTGATGTCATCGGAGAACCATTCGCCTTCGAGAATGGGGATAACGTTGTCTTCGTCTGGAGCAAACAACGGCTCAAAAATTTGCTTGCGGTAGTCGGCGGCGGATTCTCCTTGATTGGCAAGGATCAGTCCTTGTTTTTCCAACGAGTAACGTCCGAACATACAACCCACTGCATAGCTGACAAACTGACGCATCGTGTCGGCAAGAAAAAGCTCTTCAAGTTCTGAATCGTCCTTACCTTCCTCGTACTGATAGTGAGGGTTGCACGCTAAAGTGATTTGCTTAAGTGGTGGACATATCAAATCGCCAAACTCGGATTGAAGTTCAAAAGCATCAACAAACAGCTTGTTGTTGGTTAATTCTAACTCTTGAGTATTTCGAATTGTCTTATGACTAGCTTCTTGGAAGGAACGGAAAGCCGCCTCAAGCGTCGACGCTCTTTGTTCGTCTGTAAGTATGGGGCTGCATTTGAAATCCCAAGAAGTCTCAGACGCATCCCAATCGCGTTTTGCGATGTCTACGAGTTGGCCGACTATTGTTGAAACAGCAGACTTTACACTTGAATTAACAGGAAGGCATGAAATGTTTCCGACCTGAAAATTTAAAGTCGGATTAATGAATTTGAGGAACTCTCTACTACAAATTGAATTCAACAGTCCACAAACAAAATCGTTGTCGGCTCCCGCAATTATTGATGGGGCACCATTATCAAAGATGAAGCCTTTAGGGTATCGACGCACGCCAAACTCACCAGAGGTTACCAATCCCCAGCTTACAGATGGCTGGAAGTACGACTCCGAATTGCGAAAAACGGCTTTGCCGGTATCCTTCAATTCTTGCCCGTTGTTCTCGTAATTTACAACAGATGACTGAAAACCGTACCATTTGCGGTATCCGCCAGCTTTATTGTACGGATAGAACTTTTTGCCTCCAAAGTGTGATAGTTTCGATTGGCTAATCTCAAACCACTCTCTAATAAATCGAGCGTTTTCTCCGGTTTGGAGCCCAGCGTTGGGTTGATACAACTCACCGAGCTTTGGATTGTTAGTGAAGGAGTCACGAATGCCTTGGGAAATCCAGTATGCGATTGGCGTGCCGGGAACCAATCCAAAATCTGACTGACGATAGCGAAATGAGTTGTAGCTCTTATCTAAGAAAAGTTCGCTGATCTCTTCGGCCTTTCTCACTTCGACATGGCGTTCAAAAAGTCGCCGGTAGTACCCAAAGCATCTTATGTCGGGTAAACGATTAATAAAAACGAAAGCGACAGATCCGAAATCTGAACCAAAAATTCCCCGACCAAGGTGTAGGAGTGAGCTTATCTGATTTCTGGCTACCAAATCCGTGCGAAATTCTTCGAAGCTTGACAAGTACATCCAGGAGGGAAGGTTTATCATTCCCCACACAGCATTTTCGAGGGAGATTTCGCTCGCTCTTTGCATGAAGCATGTCATTAGGTCGGGCTTTGCAGATGGAAAGTGCTTCTTTACGAAATCCTTCATCTGTGCATTCATTCCACTTCCGCCCATATATGGCGGGTTTGCAATAACGACGTGGTACCTGGACGTCAAATATTCGGCCTGACGGAGCGCAGTCATCACTTGTTGGTGAACTTTTGCAAGAAACAAATCTGGGCCCACGTGTCGCTCGCGCAGCAGATGCATCACTTCGCCCATGTCTCTCGACAGTGGACGGATCAGCGAACCAAAATTGTCCGCTTCCTCCCATTGATTCACAACCGCTTGCAGCCCTTTTGTGAATAGGTCACGACCAACTTTGTCCATATACGCGGACAAGTCATCGGAATCAATCTTGATGTTTTCGAGAACACAAATGTTCGGATCTTGGATTTTCGATTTTGGATTCTCGAATGAGGAAGAGTCCCTTGCAGAATTGTCGGACCGTGGGCTGCGAGTGAAGAAGCGTTTGTCCCTCTCGCGGGCCTTCATCGTCAAGGCAAAGGCGGCCAACGCACCTGCGCGGGGATCGATCTCGATGCCGTAGAGGTTGTTGCGAAGGATGAGTGTCGGAATCTCGGCTTCTGGGTACTGTTCCTCGCGATAGATCTCGTAGAGCAGATCGAATGCGTACGTCAGCATGTGACCGCTACCGCACGCTGGATCGCAGACCTTTATTTCTTCAGGGCTGGAGATCTTCAGAAAATCAGTCCCAGGTTCTTCGGGCTTGATGTAGTATTCCATCCGCTCGACGAGTTTTGAATCGGGATGATTGAGCATCCACAAACGTCCAAGCGAATTCTCTAACAAATACCGAACGATCCAGTGAGGAGTGAACAGCTGAGTTGCTGCAGGAATATTCTCGGGCGTAATCTTCGCTCCCTTCTTGAGCCCGTCGAATACCTCGTCTTTCTTGTCGGCGACGTAGAACTGGTAGAGCCAACCGATTACTTCCACTGATTCCTTAAAATCTTCTATGTACTGCGGCAGGGAATTGATCGGAAGCAATGCTTCCCGGGTATAGGCGGGAAGCGATGTTCCTGAGAGCAAATCGTCCGGTAACAATAATTCCGTATAGTCAGCGATCTTCTCGAACATGAACGGCATCAGCGAGTGGTAGTAGTTGCAGACCGCCACTAGCAGCAATCGATAGGCTTCCCCCTGCGGATCTGCGCTCTTGTCGGAACCATCCAGCAATCGCTTAACTTGCTTGCGAGTTGCCTCTGGCACCAACTCTTCATCGATATGCCCCATCTTGGCTTCTGCGAGGATCTCTGGCTGAAACTGACCATCGGCTGGTGACAAGATACCAATGCGAGTGTAGCGATTCACATCCATGTACCGCAGCGCGCAGAAGCGGTTGAACCATGTGTAGGCAACCGTCTCAAGCACTCGCTTCTCGCCAAGATCTTTGATCCTCTTTTCGAGATCCTCAACGACCTTCGGACTCTCTCGACGTGCGATGCTCTTCTCAGCCAGCACTGTCCTCAAACGAGTCCCCACTTGCTCAATGAGCGCCGACCTGGCGAACGATGCGAATTTCCGTAGCTTGCTAGTATCCATTGAATCACTTTTGCTTTCGAACGCGACCGGTAACTTTGGGAACTCGCTGGATTCTGTACTCCGGATACCTTTCATTCCACTTTTCGATGGGTAGCACTATGCATTGTTGAATGTGCTCTCGCACCCAAGGCAACTCTCCCTCATTCCGCAAGCTGTTGTAAAGTTTATCGCTGAAGTTATTGAGAATCCCTAGTTGGATATTGTGCGAAAGTGCTTCCAGCCCGATAACGACGACATATACAATTGGCTTGTTGTCTCTTCCCATAAGATGTTCATGGGCGTAGGAATCGCGAGCCTTGGGAGTCAACTCCTCATTTAAAACCGAACCATTGCTCAATCTTCGTGCGTAGTCCAGTCTCTCGCCATCAAGCATTTGGCTGTGCGAGGGATCCTTTATTTCAACAAAAAGAATGTGGTCGGTTCTTTCGATTACGAAATCAACAAGCGCCATTCCGACTGGAAGCCGTACTCCCTGCCGATCTAAAACTCGCCACGAAGTACCTTCAGCAAACGTGAATAACAACTCCTTTTCTTTGTATATATTGCCTAACATTATTTACTTCCCCCGAGTGCTCGACGCACCTCTTCGTCGTAAAGCTCAGCGAAAGAATCCGAAATCGCGTTCTGATTAAGAAGTCGATACTCATTTGCAGTTTCAACACAAACTTCGCCAGTTTCTTCATTGCGATACAGCGCATGAAATCGAACGTCATCGTTGTGCTTGGCGTCTTCCAGGAGGTCGAACCACTTAAGCAAAACGTAGTCATGCGTTGCCAGCACGATTTGTTGGCCGTTGCGTGACATATTGAGCATCACTTCCACGATCAATCGCATTAGCGTGGGATTTACATTGGACTCTGGCTCGTCCCAAAACAATGTTCCTGAATTGCCGGGCGAAAGAGATCCGTTGGCTAGAAGCTGCTGAAGAACACCAAGCTTTTTGAAGCCTTCTGCCGTGATATGTCCAGGCTGCTCGCCGTCCTTAACGGGCACAAAGACGGTATCAACATCGTCAGCGACCTGCGGCAACGAAGGAGACTCGCCGTCCGAAAGCTCTTTTTGGGCGATCTTCGCGACTTGTCTGCTACGCTTTCCAGCAGTCTCTTGATAGGTCCCCGGAATGAATCTGAGGTGACTTTCCTTTATTTCATACCTACCACGTATGGCATTCGTGATTCCCGGCAATAACGTACCAATGCGTGGATCTCGGTCGACATCAACCTTTACGTCTCGCCGCAGAAGCTCATCGCAAAGATCCAGATAAGAGTCATCGAATAAGCTCAGTACGGCCAGATTATCCAAACCAACGGCGACGATGCCGGGCAAGAACGACAACACCTCTTTGGCAGGGAAGAAAATAGGATTATTACACGGCGCCAGCTTCGTTTGTTGTGTCTCCAGTAAAACGCTCTTAGCGCGAGGCTTAAAGCTACACTTATTTTTCTGTCCATCTGCAAATGCAATGTCTAGTAATGCTGACTCTTGAGACTGCCGATGGACAAGTTCCCTTAGGTGTTGCTCGCCTGGGAAAAACACTCGAAGAAGCTTTTCCGTAAACGACTTACTTAGATCGCTTTTCGACTTCTTGTCGCCATCCAACAGTGATTGCCACGAGCTCAACGCGTACGCAGCCTTGAGCAGGTGCGTTTTTCCAGTTCCATTCTCGCCGACAATCACATTGATCTTAGGAGAGAACTCGATAGATGCCTTCTTGAACACCGAAAAGTTCTCGAGTTGTAAACTTTGGATCACAGTTGTACCCGATTCCCTTCGTTCACTACCTTCAGCATCGCTACTCGCATATGATCTAGGTATTGATCGATATCTTCCTTGGTTTCAAGCCATGGTTTGTCGAAATCGACTTTTAGACTGGCTTGCGCGACGTACTCAATCGCTGGCTTTGCAGGGGAAGGAGTCGTGTCTCCAGCTCCATCGGGAACCGGTGGGGGCTTGGGTGCGGTCCACTGTGTTACGCGAGATAATATTGAGGAGTAACCGTTGGTCTCAAAGCGAGTCGCTGCTTCCTTCACCACTGCGATCAACGGTTGGGACTTGATCTGCTCGATCGTCTCATAAACTATCGATTCGATTTGCTGCTTCTGTGCATCCGATAGCTTGTCGTAGCCTTCGATCGAAGCGAGTCTCTGGACTTTCGAGGTTACCGCTTGCTCGGCAGCCGCTCGAGCCTCGGTGGCCAAATTTCCCAACCGGCTGCGTAGACTATCCAGGAGTGTCTTGACTTGCTTCATGCCATTTCCGGCAAAACAGCGAGGGTCTTCGAGCAACTTCTTTAGTTGTGTATGTTCATCGCCATCCAGGTAGGAGAAGTTCGTAGCATTGTGATCGATGAACGATTTCGCTTCCGCGTATAGCGAGGCTTGTGGGCCAGCCATGAAACGACGTACCGGATCAAGGATCTGCTCTTTGAGATCGAGCAATCGCTCCGAATCGCCATCGAATTCGGCAAGGAAATGCTTGAACGATTTACGAGTCAGTTTGGCAAAGTCATCGACATGCGATGAGAGCGTTGAAAGGAACGGATACTCGCGATTGCGTGCGACGAGCAACTGCAGTTCGCCGTGAAGTTTCTGGAATGCCCCTGCGGTCTCTTCTGCAAGCGCCCGAGCTTCGTTGGATCTGGCCGGCGTGTCGAAGAACTGGGAGAAGAATTCCTTCAACTTTCGAACGGCCCCGGCACCAAACTCGATTTGCGGCTCGAGCACCATGTTGCCGTGTTTCTGCGTATTCTTCAGGGCAGATGCAAGTGCTGCATCCTCGAGCAATTCACCATCGCAACGAACCTCGACTTTACCGCGTGCCACAAGTTTGGCCAGCACGCACTGGATCGCAGGGAGAGGCCAACCAAACGGTCGCTTCTCGAAATCGTCAACCAACATCTTCATAGTGGGACGAATGCCCTTGGCCACGTTGCGACTGATCGAACCAAGCATCTCTGTTTCTGGTTCCGTGATCGTGGCTGCATCGTTGCCAAACAATCCGTCTGCTGACTCATTTAGACACTGGTCAATCTGAGCTTCCGTGAACGACACCCCGCGAAGCATCGGAAGGTTGGTGTAGGTTTGCTCGACCAGCTTCTCAAAGCCATCGTGGACCCGCATGTTAGGATCTTCCTTGGTGCTTTCGACCAACGATCCAGCCACGAACATCTGAGCTTTGCCCATCAAGCGTTTGACGAGTTCAACGATCTGCATTTGAAGCAGGCGATTGCTCTCGTTCTTATTGCCAATGATCTGCTTGACGTTGGCCTTCTTGGCTGTGGCATAGTTGATGCCGACATACTTTGCCGTTTGCTTCATCAGCGTGATGTCGCGAATCAATCGATCGTCCGGTGGCAACAATACCGTCAGCTCGGATTTCCCCATGTAAGTCATGCGGACATGTTCTGGATTTCCCGAGTGTTCGTGGAAGGGGCTGATGACATGTACGCCAAGCTCATGCTCTCGCCCATAGATCTTATCATCGAGCTTGCGAGTGAATGAGAAGTCTCGCTTGTTAGGATCGTACCGCAGCTTCTTCGTCTTTAGCACCTTGTCGAAAATGATTTGGTGCAACTCATCGGCGACTTCCGCTGCGTCGACTTCGGTGTTCTTGATCTCTTGCTCGACATCTTTCTCTTCGTCGGTCAAGAATTCGTAGTATTCACCGTTGCGCTGAATGTAGATTTGGTTCTCGAGTAGGCTGAGTGCCTCTTCGACGTCCTTACGGAGCTGGGTCAAATCTTGATCGAATCGGCTGATCATCAGGACGCAGAGATTGGGAACCGATGCCTTGAACTCCTTAACGTACTTCACAAGCAACAGTGCTTTAAGCAAGCGGACGGCAAGTTCATTGTCGAGATTGCGTTCTGCTGCGCGAACAGACAAGAGATGGCTCTTGAGTGTCGAGCTGATGCCTTTGTACATCAGATCGAATGTTGCGAGCTCGCCGATGGTACTGTCTGCGATTTGGATTGCAACTTCTTGAAAGACTCCCAGCATCGATCGCTCACCAACGCTGCTGTGCTTTCCTTCGAAGGCGTTGTGGACCGATAGGCCACGGATCGCTAGCTGAAACAATTCGAATTGATAAGGGATGAATGGATAGCAATTGCAAAAGTGATCTTCGTCTTGGAAGTTCCGGTACTTTTGCCCCTCGGAAAAGTCGAAAAGCGTGCGGAAATTTCCCGACTCAGTTTTATAGACCGGGAGGAGCGCTTTGACGCCATCCTCCGTCTTGGCAAGCAGTCGCTTTTGAATGACCTCAGCCACATTGGTGCTGGTGAGCTTCATGCGATTGGCGAAGCGAGCTTGGATTTTGGAGAATCCGTCGCCTTGTTCCGATGACATCTCGCCGATGACTGTGGTCATTTCCTCTTGTGCTGTGACGAGAATCCAAGCGCGACCACGGCATTTGGTTGCGAGACTTTCCGCGATCGTCTGTAGGTTGACCAAAAGCTTGTCGTTCTTGGCAATGTATTGCCCCACTTCATCGACGAAGAAGTTCAGCCGAAAGTCTTTGCCTTTGCGGTCAACGTAACGTTTGACTTGTTCGGCAAAGTCTTCGATGGAGAGCTTGTAATCATCACGGTGCTTGTTGATCACCTCCGAGACCGATTCGCCGGTTACTTCGTTGTAGGCTTTGTCGATACTGCTACCAACACGGATCACTCGCTCTCGGCCACTATCCCAAGTCATGCCGGCGTGTTTCTCGAACGCCTGTTTGAACTTGTCGAGAAGGCCGTCTTCGTCCAATTGTCGCTCGAAGTGGGCGATGTATCCTTGCTTGCCGTAGTAGCCGCACTTTTCATCGAATACCTTCACGAAAACAGCGAGCAAGGCATCGACGTCCTTTTTGCTGATCACATCGGCCTTCTGGTCGATGTTGAATAGGATGCTTTCCGATGGGATGGCCACAGCTTTGGCAATCTTAGCTGCCAGCAACTTATTCTTCTTCTCGCACTTCCGCTGAAAGACTTCGCTAACGTTAATGCCATCAAAATCACGGCCCGCAAGAAGCATTGCCACCATCTTGAGTAAGTGCGATTTGCCGGAGCCGAAAAAGCCCGAGATCCAGACGCCGTTTGCATTCTCGTACTTGATGTATGCGTCAAGGAAGTCGTCTAGTCGCAGTTCGAGTTCATCCGTGATGACATACTCTTCCACTTCAGTCCGTAGGCTGGCATCATCATCTGCCTTGATGACGCCCTCGATTGGCCGATCAATCGGAAATTCGAATATTTTGCGGAGTTGCATGGTGTATCGTCGAAAGCTAAATGAAATTGGTTTTAAGTCGTCACTAAGTTGCAATCACTGACTTATGTCTCGCGATCAAAGATGTTGAAGGCGCGATAGTACTTGTCGTCATGGAGCCGTCCGAATAAATCCAGCGACGCCCCCTCCTCAAGCGAGTGTGAGTAATCGCCAGGGAAGAACATCACCATAGGATGAGACTTGGCGACGCTCTGTAAGTTGTTCAAGACTGTATGCGATCTGATGTACGGAAACACTTCGCCTACGCCAGACAAGAACAGCACGTCAAACTCGGTGGCACGAATCTTCTCAGCAATTGCTGGGGCGAGTTTCGTCTCCGAATCGGTCAGGTTCATAAAGGCCTTTTCGAGCTCTGATTTGGAAATGGTCGACTCATTCTCAATCCAATATTGCCAGTCGCCTTCGGCATCCATGAGCTCCTTACTCAAGTCATAGAGATTGATCTCTAGGATGCGAATGCCTTTGTGGCGAAGCTTGTTGATCAACTGGCCGCGAATGGCTTCGATTTCCAAATGCTCAGTTGGGCAGTATGGCACGACAAAGAACGGCACTTCCTTGCCGATCCCTTCCATGCGTAAGAATCGTTGGCTACTGATCACGTTCAGCAAGTGATCGAAGCGAGTTGCTATCGGAGCTTTCTGTAGATCGTTTGGCATATTAAGTCACCCGTCCGTTCTCAATCACCAGTGGGAAGAAAAGCAGGTGGCTTGATGAGTCACGCTGGAGAACTTGAATGAAGCGACCGGAGACCAAGGGAGATGAAATGATTCCGTCGTCCGAAACCAACTCGGATTCTCTGAGCATTCGAAGCATGACTGTCTGAAGTTTGGTTAGTGTTGATGGGGTTAGCTCCTCCAATTCTTCGTGCCACAAGGTTTGCGATTCGATGAACTTCGCAACATCGACCGCATCTATCGCGTAGTCGAGCTGTAGGAACTTGGCACGTAACACATCGCGTGCCAATTCAGCGAGAAGCGGATATTTGAGGCAGCATGCTAACCACAGAATGAGCTTCTGTTCCAACCGCGTTCCATTGACCAACAGTGCCAATTGATCAGCTGTTAGGCACTTCATGCGTTGGGAGATCTCATGCAGTTTGCGTTTCGCAGTACTAGGCGTGCGGCTTTGAAGTAGATTCTTTTGTTCAACCTCAATGAGTGTCGTATTCCAGTCGTGATCGTTCCTCAAAAGGGCTTCGGCAACAACGATTGATTCGTTGTATAGAAGTCCTCCCGCGGTAAACGAAAGCGCGAACTTGGTCTTGCTCATGCACGTGTCCATGTGAGTATCGGCGAAACGACGTTTTTGGGGCGTTATCGGCTTTTGTTCCTTTTATCAACGCGGTTTTCGATAAGAATCTTGAACGCCCGTGCTTGGACGCTCTGCAAGACTTAGAAGAGTGTCGAGCTCTTCCTGTTTGAATAGCCGGTAACCGTTCACAGGATGACGGTGAGCGATAATTTTGCCGGAGTTCTCCCAGTTCCGTAACGTGTTTGGTGACACGCCCAGATAAACGGCAGCCTCAGTGATTCGTAAGAAGTCCTTGAGTTTGTTCACAGCAGTCTCCCGGTAAATTAATTGGTTACCCGAACTAGCCAAACCTTACCAAGGTTTGGTATGCTTTTCAATGAGTCGTGCAAGCGCCAAACGCTCGTTTCTTCGAACGAATCAACAAAAAGACTATCAGAGGCTTGCGTTTCGGGGGCGTTCTCTGGGCTCAAAAATTCCAAGAATTTTGAAGGAGTTAACACGCTTTGGAAACCCAAGTTCGTACGCCTCAAACGGTTTTCATGCACCCACAACGCTTGACAGTACCTCTATTTCAGCGTCCTTACGTGTGGAGCGAAGAGAATCAGTGGGAGCCCCTTTGGAATGATGTGATTCGCTTAACAGAGCGTGTTTTGAAGGCACCAACGTCCACGCATCAGCCGCACTTTATCGGCGCGGTTGTACTGCAACAGGTGCAAAACTCTGTCGGCACGATGCAGGAACGTACGATCATCGATGGGCAACAGCGACTGACGACGCTGCAGCTATTGTTTGATGCTTTGCACGCTGAACTCATTGCGGTTGGTGCCACAGCTCCAGCGATGCGACTTGAAACGCTTGTCGTGAATGCAGCTCCCTTTTGTTCACAGCCGGAGGATCGATTCAAGGTTTGGCCAACCAATCGAGATCGCCCCGCTTTCAACGCTGTGATGTCGGCCACGGAACCTGTCGACTACGATTCTGTCGGGTTTGGCGAGGAGCGGATGGTGCAAGCACATCGTTATTTCGCGGAACAGGCACGACAATGGCTGAAGGCTGATGGTTTGGAGTCGATTACAGCACGCTCTATGGCAATCGAAACCGTTATCCGCGATCTATTGCAGATGGTAGTTATCGATTTGGGCGTCGACGAGAATGCACAAGAGATATTCGAGACTCTAAATGCACGCGGAGCACAGTTGACCGCTGCCGACTTGATAAAAAACTTTGTCTTTCAACGGTTGCTGGATTCTGGTGCGGATGTGGAGACAGCTTATGTTCAAAACTGGAAAGATTTTGAGTCGGCATTTTGGGAAGCTGAAGTCAATGTTGGTCGAATGCGTTATCCGCGATCATCCATTTATCTCAATCATTGGTTGATCGCACAAACTGGAGAGGAGGTTGTCGCTCGCGAAGTATTCACTCGGTTTAAACGTTACGCAATTGAATCAGGGCTGCCGATGCAGCAGCTTCTAAAGCAGATCAGTCGATCCGCAACGATATATCGAGTGTTTATTCTCGATGGATTGCAACCCACCGGCATGATTGACCGATTAGGGCTTTTTTCGTACCGATCAAGTGTGTTGGAAAGCGAAGTCATCAAGCCTTTGGTCCTCAATCTTTTGGATCCAGAGAAATCAACCATCCCGAAAGAGCAACTTTTAAAGGCTTTGAGTGTGATTGAGAGCTGGATGGTTAGGCGAATGCTCGTCAGAGCTACAACCAAGAGCTACAGCCAGATTGTTGCGGAACTGATTCGGCATTTGTCAAATCAAGATCGAACCAAAGTTGGTGACGCGATTGAAACCTTTTTCGCGGGCCAAACGAGTGAAAGCCGCTACTGGCCAGATGACAACGAAGTACGAGAGGAGCTGAGAGTCCTGCCAGCGTATCGACGACTGGGGCGCGGTCGACTTCGAATGGTGATCGAAGCAATCGAAGACCATCTTCGAGGCTGGTGCGGTACGCAGGTTAGTTTCAACTTCGAGCGCGTGTTTCGCGGAAAATACGCAATTGAGCATGTAATGCCTCGAAAATGGCAAGTTCATTGGTCGTTACCTGAAGGCTCACGCTCCGAAGGCGAACGCGATGCACTAATTCACACGATTGGCAATTTGACTTTACTCACTTCACGACTCAATTCAAAAGTTTCGAACGGTCCGTGGGGCGGAGTTAGCGGAAAAATGCAGGGATTAAAGGCACATGATGTCCTTATGCTAAATCGTAAACTCCTAGAGTTTGCAGAGGCCGATTGGAACGACTCAAAAATCCGAAGTCGTTCGGACTCTCTGGCGAAACTAATCGTAGAAATCTGGCCCACTCCGGATGGTCACAAATCGGCATTCACTGCAGAAAAAACAAGGCCACGATATCGCGTCGATCTAAGTGTGTTGTTAAGCGCAGGCTGCCTTCAAGTTGGCATGACACTGATTCCAAGGCAAAAGAAGTTCTCGCAGAAAGCAGCCACCTTGCTTGGGGACGGACGAGTCGATATTGACGGGACCGTTTGTGCAACTGCTTCTGAAGCAGCAAAAGCACTCACAGGTGTTGCCACGAATGGCTGGTGGTTCTTTCTAGTAGAAAAGCAGGGCAAGAAATCACTTCGGGATGTTCGTGTTGAATACCTCGAGTCCATAGCAGCTGAAACGGATGAAGACGAGGGCGATGAAGACGATGATGACGAGTAGGTCATTCAGTCCGCACTGCCGAAAGCCGGGTAATCTACAGATGTTTTGCCAATCAAGGTACGAATGTCCTTCAATTGAGATAGCAAGGATTCATCAGCATCATATTTATTTCACTTAGTCTACTTCTTAGCAAGGTTCCGATTAAGTCCCATTTCTCGACTCTGGAGCTTTCGTTACCATCGCCCTTCCATTGCCAAGATTTCATCGTGCGTTTGAGCTGACCCCGCAATCTCAAGTATTGAGACCTGGTAGTCACTTGGCTCGCGTGATTTCAATCCCTTGTTACCACCGTGATGGTTCGCGAAATATTGGAGCCATCTTCCATGGAATCCATCGGCCCCAGTCGCTGATCCGATGTACGGCTCTTTTGTTCTAGGGCAGGTCAATACAGTAAGGTAGAAAACGAAGCATATGAAAGTCGAGAACCAGAATAACGCTGGCCAAACCAATCCAGTCGTGAAAGTGGCGCAATCAGAGAAACAATGCCAGCCCGCTTGCCCTGTGTGCGGCGGATCGCTGATTGACATCCGCGCGAAGCTGCAATGCTCCAAGTGTCACAGGATTTGCGAGACTTGCTGCGAAGGTGGTCGTGGATAGCCTCGACACAAACTACTTATGAGTCTAGCAAGCCACCAACAATCCATCTTCAACAACCAGCTCCACAATTTGCGCCTTGGCTTGCTGCTCGGTTAACTCACCACGGAGGATTTTGACATTAGAGGGAGCAACAATGCCAAGCGAAATTCGGTTGCCAGAGATCTTGACGACTTCGACAGTGATGTTGCCGTCGATAACTAGCTTATCACCAACTTTGCGACTTAGAACTAGCATTTTGAGTCTTCCTTGAGTTCGATTGCTGCGGCAGTGCGGGAATCGTTGGTCTGCCGCGTCCCAACACATTCATTATCAGTTGAGCCTGTGACAACTTAGGTCACTGCGGTAGGGTAAATCGAGAATAAACTGCTCTCGGGCGATGAATCCTTGGATTGAAAAGTAACCAACGAAGCCTTCGGGCCCAAACGCAGGGTCAGCAGGATCAAACGGCGAGAGGCAATCGCTGCGGTTGCCCTTGCCCTTGTCTAGATAGAGAACATTCCCTCGCGCCTAACATACTGGCCAGAGTTTGGAAACGTGATCGATCGCAACTATCGCCGACTATTACTCGCTGATCCCGTCGACCGCCCAGAACTATCTCTGAATGTTGTTCGATTACTATGGTTGCTCGCAGATCCAGTCGACCGTCCACTTGCATCGCGAAATGTCGTTTGATTGCGAGACTGACTTGCTGAGCCTAAGCTGCTGTTACTCGATGATCGAAATGTCGTACGATCACGGTTCGTACTCGCAGTCTCAATCGTTCTGCCGCTGGCGTCGCGGATCGTTATTCGGCTTCCTGAGGTATCAGCTGATCCAACCGTTCGACCAGAACTATCGCGGAATGTGGTTTTACCGCCTGATTGTGTTGCCGAGCCTTGCGTCCGACCGGATGCATCACGGAAGGTGGTTCGATCACCAATTTGGCTACCGATGCCGGAGTACCACTGAATAATGGGCCATTGTTGTTTGCTTCGATTGTCGTCAGATTGAGCTCGAAAGTTGTCACTAAAACCAATCGAAATAATCAGACATAATACGAACAAACAGCGGGTAAGCATTTTGACAATTCCCTGCGAGCGAGCGATAGAAAACATTGATTCAGACCCAATTACAATCCTGGCATGGACTCGGGACACGTTTGGTCACATCATTCCCGATTTAAGTGACGCAAATTCAGTGCCGGCCTTCGCTCTTTATCGTAGACATTGCCATTTCTAACGCTTTCGATTGGTTGCAATTGGAATAACAGAGTCCAGGATCTTCTTGGGCTCGTTGAGACCGTACACGGATCGCATGATCGAGAGGCCTATTTCGGTGTCCCGCTCGCCCCAGTTCTGAGGGTGACGCAAGTGTAGTAGGCCAGGCCTTGTCTTCGCCTTGATTCGAAATCGCTCCGTCATCATGTGCCATACTATCCAATAGTCCCAGACGGATACTCCGATTACAAACCCCACATCGGGAATCAGGTCCATCACCTCCTCTGTGATCAGGAACGCATCGATTCCATATAGGTTCATCATCTTTGGCTGTCCAGGTCCGTCGAAGTCGTAACGAATGCCAACGTTAAATTGCCCTCTTTCCGTTTCCCAGTCTGCTTGGAAGTTCTCGTGACTGGAGTCTATCTTGATGTCACTGTTGATCAATAGGCCAGGGCCTTGGTCAATCATCGCTTTGATGCGTACGCGGTTGGGTAGACGATAGATCTCGTTACCAGTTTTATCAGTCTCAATGAAATGGACATCTGGAAAATGGGGTGTCAGCTCTTCAATGTCAGCGGCTGATTGTACGGCTGTTATCTCGCCGTACTGTTGCCAAGTCTTGAGGCAATACTGTTGGCGCTCGATGCGGTGACGACTGAGGGAAGTGATGAATTTCACTGGTAGACCTGATCCCAAAGTGGTTTTTCAAAGTCAGCGCATCGATAACAATTGCGACGACCAGTGTTGTCGCCGTGTGAAATTGTTGAATACCTCGCCACATGATGGACGGGTGACGGATCCACAAAGTACATCGCAAGGCCAAGTCGATTGACGGCCTTGCCGATCGCGGTATCGCTATTGGCGATCAAGTGAGGATGGAGCCTACGATTCTCGATGACTGACTTTGCACCTGACTTTGGCTTGGCACCGAGCCAGTATTTACATGCGGGTGTTTCGAGAACCTGCGATAGAACGGAACGATTCCAAAGCAGAGCGCACGCGCCCCATAGGCTGTTGGTAACAATGCGATTGATGCCGGTCGGGCGCAACTGACCAGACTTTTGAATCGAGTAATGCTTGGGTGTGTAGAGTGATACGAACCCACAGTTGGACGGCCAGGACATTGCATCCACGAACGTTTTACTATCCGGATGAAATAGCGAATCATCTTGAACGGTCATGATGTAGTCAGTGCTCGAGTGCTCAAGACACCAGCGGCAGGAACGAAGCCAATTGTGCCAAATTCCAAGCTTCGTTGCGTTTTGAATCGTTTGATAGTCCGTCTCAGTCGCTCCCGGCTCCGCAAAGACTATTGGCGTCCAGCCGCAGGATTCGATGGATGCGAGACAGTAGGCAAGTGTGCAGTCTTTGCGGGGGGCGGTTGTCACTGCGACCGTGAGTTCTTTATTGCTTTTTTGATGAGCAGCTTCACTGCTGGTTCGAAGAAGGGAACCTTGTGGATTCTTGCCGAGTGTTTCAGCCATCGAACTATCGTATCCATTCTCTGTTCGCATTTATCTGGCCCCCATGCGTTCATCTTCTTGATTCGTGTCGCGCATTTACACTTCTTCTTGTCAGGAGAATAGAACCAGGAAATCAGCTTCTTTAGTTCCGTGCCTGGCAAACCATGCTCAACAGTGTATTTGTTTTTCAGAAGCATGTAGTTATCGTTACTGATGTAGACAAACTCCATGTCTTCTGATTCAACATGAGAATAAACATCTTCTAAGTATCCCTGCGGTCTATCCTTGGCTGCTTCTACCAATAAGCTCTTTCTAACTTTCATGGTGGTGGACCTTCTCCATCGGGGCAACAGTCAGGGTGCGGGTTTGCATCTGAGTACCCATTCACATACTCAAAACAGGCAGTTAAACCTTTATCGTCTGCTAATTCTCTAGCTGTCTTATTTTGATACCAAATATAGTTAGCGAAATCGGTATTACCGAAATAACAATCACTTGGTGGGGTGTCTGCACATATGGCCCAGAAAGAATGGTCTTGTCGTTCGAAACATCCATAAGCTGTAGCTATTAGCACGGCAGGAGGAGTAGGGTTTGAACATAACCCACTAGGAGCTTCTTGGAATACAGCAATATACAGGTTGGGGCACCAACTAGAACTAGAACTAGAACTAGAACTAGACGAAGGATTGCTAGAGGACGGATTACTGGACGATGGATTGCTAGAGCTAGGGTTGCTAGATGACGGGTTGCTGGATGAAGGATTACTGGATGAAGGGTTACTCGATGATGTGTTACTCGATGAAGGGTTACTAGACGAAGGATTACTAGACGAAGGATTACTAGACGATGGGTTGCTGGATGAAGGGTTACTGGATGATGGGCTGCTTGAGGAAGGATTACTCGATGATGAGTTACTCGATGATGAGTTACTCGATGATGAGTTACTCGATGATGGGTTACTCGATGATGGGTTACTTGACGACGGATTACTCGACGATGGATTGCTAGATGATGAGCTAGGTGTGGATGAGCTACTTGACGAACTTGGATTCGAGCTGGATGATGAACTAGACACCGATGAGCTAGAGGAACTTGTCTCAACGCAGCAGCAAGGATGACCGGTCATGAACACGTTCCTCCCAAAGTCCATACGCCAGGAATTGCCGCGCAATCTGCTTCCGTCGTCATTGAACATGCAGGATTGCCTGTCGGATCGCTGTAGGCGCAGCTTCCAAGCGGAGCACTTGGAGCAACTTCGTTTTGTTCACATGCGGCTTGAATCACAAAATGTCGTCCGCTACACGTTCTTGTGGCGAGTCCAGAGTTTCCAAGTCCGATTTGGTCCGCGAATATCCCTAACGGATCTTCCACAATCCCTACCATGTCCGATGCTGCCGCTTCCATTAACGTAAAACGAGCAACCGCAAGACCATCGTCTGACCAATCACTCAGCATGACGAATTTCTCGAGCCTCTCACCACATGCTGTGTTGCCAATCCGGACGATCGCCCATTGGCTCCCAGTGCCCCCTGCACGCCATAGGATTTGAGCGTTACCAGTCGAATCACTTACCCTCAGCTCTGTGAAATCGGGATCAACCGCATCCGCGAATCGATTCAGGTCTATCTCAGCAGCGACGTTGATTTTGCAGGCTGCAACTCCCGCAACGATGGCGGTTGTAATCTCACCGGCCGCAACCGGCGACTGTAGGACACCCCAGCAACCAGGCAATGGCGGTACGATCCGAAACGCGATGTTTCGAACGAATTCCATTTCGTTGTCGGTTGGTAGAATCACGGGTTCCCCGAGACCTACGATTCCACAGTGCTCGAGCGGACCTGCTGTAGCGTTAAGCACCTTCACAATTGCGGGGCTACGATAGGTGCTTTGCATTGCCTCCGCTTGAAACAATACGCCCCCGTTGCGAAACTTGTCGACCACGCGTTGCATGTCCGTCCAGTCGCGGGCGCTAATTGCAAGTGGATCTCCGCGCTGTGGCATTATGCACCCAACCCCAACAAGCTAAAGTCAGCTCGTTCGTAGACTCTTTCCACGTAAGCGCCTCGAGGTCGACGAACGATACGATGCGCGACAGAATCGACTTGGTCATCGTAGTACAACCACATGTAATCCCAACCCTGTTTGTTGAGCACGGTGATGCTCGGCGTAAACACAATCGACGCAATGTTCGGACTGGCAGCGAAGTTGTAATTGATTTCAAAATCCTCGCGCCCACGGCGCTGCCCCGTGGAGCCAAGGAACAGCACCTCCCCCGCAGCAAAACTCTTAAACGTTGCGTTGTTGACCTTTCCAGTCATTTGAAAGAGCGTGTTTCTGTACGATGCGTTAACAAAGATTCTCGGAATGAAGTGAGTTTCCGAGAATTTGTAAGCAGGGATCGTAATATCCACACCATCAACCCTGTCATCGCTAACTCCAATTGCCCCTTGGAAATCAGGAGCCAACGTTCCAAAGCGATTGGTCCCAAAACTCTGTGTGACATGCACTGTCCCGCCCGTCGTGTCGAAGGATTCGGCCGATTGATTGCGAATTTTGTAATTCACATGTGCCAGCCACACACCGCCACCCTGTGGATCGAGAGTGTAACTGTCCGCATCCAGGCCGTCGAACAAAGCTGGCGCAGTATCCTCAAGCTTACCGGCAATTCTCGATTCATCGTCGCTTCGCCACAGGCTGAAGTGGAGCGTTATCGATGGGTCCCGGCTGTTATTCACAGGCCGTGAGTCGAAGCGCTCGACACAGACTATCTCGTCGTCACCGGGTCCCGACAATCCTGGCCATAGAGGTGACTCTTTGGGAATCGTCATATGAATCGGACTCCGGGGTTTTGTTTCATCCACTGCAACATGGCGGCTGTATTCTTGGCCGTCTCAGCCGATGATTTTTCTACCGAGTCGGATTGCAGTCCACGTGCACCAAAGGCGCTAAATGTCCCTTTCGATTCGATGCGCGTTCTCGCTTCCGTGAGGCTCTTTTCTGGACTGTATGTATCGGTTAAAAGACTTTCGGGATCGAAACCGAACTTGTTCTTGCGTGCTTTGAAATCTGGTCTGAATTCCTGAACTGCCTTGATAGACGCTTCGTACCTCTGCTTGGCAGTGTCGAACTCCGCGTTCGCTTGGCCCATGAGGCTGTCGGTCGCTTTAGCATGATCGGTTTGTCTTCGCTGGCGGTCCGATTCTAGAGTGCCGATCATGGTCGCGCGCTCCACTTGGATCTGCGACTGACGGTCTCGTCGTTGTTTCTCACGAGCTACGATGGCAGACTCACCACTCGCAAAGGCATTCCCATTCGCATCCAATGTTCGCTGTTCGATAGCATTGGTCTCGGCCGTAACATTGATATCCTTATCAAACATCGCCTTGAGCCGGATCCAAGCTTTTTGGATGAACCCGATAGAAGAATTCCAAGCGATCGTTAAACCGGTAGTAAACAGAGTCCACATTTGACCAAGGTACGAAATGGTGTCTGTGAAAGTCGATTCGATACTTGTCCAGGCGACCACAAAACCATCCGCAAGACCTGTTGTCCACATATCCCACGAGGACTTCCAACCCTCGATGAAGGCGAGGTAGTAGCCGTAGAGTACGTTGAATCCTCCACGGAAGGCACGTGTGAGTCCGGTCATGGCGACTTGGCCAGCGCCCTCGAGGTTGCCATCGGCGAGCGCTTTGCCAATGGCACCGAAATACTGGGTAGCGCCGTCATACATCCATGCGAAGCCATTGACTATTTTACTAACCCAGTTGGCAATAAAAGTTCCCACAGGGCTGAGAGAATTGCCAATGAAGGACATGGCACTCGACCACACGTTGGCAATCGTTGTCGCCACATCGGTCCAAGTTATCCCCAATGCGTATATCGTAGCCGTCAGTCCGCCGATTGCAGCAGCCACCGCTAACGCCGGAATCGCAACTGCAGCCAGCACACCTGCGACAGTTACAATCGCGGTCTTCACAGCGATAAGGGCCGCAAGTAACGCTGGTCCTACCGCAATCGCTGCAATCTTGAATGCTAACCCCAAACCAATGGCCGAAGCCCCGGCCGAACCAAGAGCAGCCACAATGGGTGCTACCAAAGCGATGATCCCACGATTCTTGTCGAGCCATTTGGTAACGGCCGCGGACACACTAACAAAAATGCTGGTGATACGATTGAGCATGGGAGCCAGCGCCGCACCGATTTTGTTATAAACGGCTGTCAGGGACATGCGTAGTTTATCAAGTGTGTCGCCGAACACGGCAGCCGATGCCGCATCCTTCCCTGACATCACCAATCCAAGGTCGCGAGCCTCTTTGGCCAAATCCCTCAAGCCATCCTTTCCCTCCATGAGCATAGGAAGTAACTCAAGACCACTTTTGCTAAACACGGAAACGGCAGCGTTGGCCCGCAACGCCGGATCTTGGAGTTTCGCAATGGCACCTGCAAAGGCTTCAAATTGCTTGTCGGGTGACATGCGCGCGAGACTTCGCAGATTGAGACCAAGGGACTGGATCGCATCAACAGCCTCATCATTCCCCTTGGACGCCTTCACTATAAGGAGTTGCATCTTTGCAAATGCTTTCCCTAAGGTCTCCATGCTGGTATCGGACAGCTTGGCAGCCAACGACAATGCCCCCAGCGATTCTACCGATGCGCCCGAACGCTGTGAAAGATCGTCCAGTGCCGATCCAGCATCTGCGAACGACCTGGCCGAATTCAAAATCCCACCGCTAAGCGCTGCGCCCGAAAACAACGTTCCCAGTTGCAATCCAATGTTTCGAACCGAATCCCCAAAGCCGCGTATCTGAGTTTGAGCCGCGCGCAGATCGCGACCCAACCGTGACGAATCAGCAGCGATCTCAACGTACGCTCGTCCTGCTCTCACATTGGTTGCGGACATGATTACTGCAGTGGCCTCCTCTCCACAAAAATCGACTTGAGTATTCTTAAATCGACTTGCTCAATTGTTTGTTGCTTTAATTTCGCTTTCCGAGGATGAAATTTTGATGCCGTGAAGGGGGTTGGATTCTTCTTCTTGTCCCGATTGACCTCGGCAATGATCGCCAGGATGGATGCCGTATGGTCCCACCAGTTATCTTGCTGTTCCTCGACCATCCAAACCAATTCACGCAATGTGAAAGGGCCGGGATCTACGTGGAGGATTCCTGCAAGACCGTAGCCGAATCGCCAGACTTCCCATTCGTCTCGCGCTCGATGTCTGCCAGAGCCTGATTGGTTGCGGTCAGCTCCATCTGCTTTAGCTTGCTGATCATTTCGGTCAGAAGCTTTCCCTTCTGACCTCTCCGGAAAAAATACGCAAGTCCCTCCAGCAACGCACTGCTCGCACTGTCGAGCGCCTCACCATCGAGAGCGTCCTGAAAGTTGTCGAGGCTAATTCCGCGAGCGGTACATTCGGCACTGCATAAACAGAGGACAATGTCCCCCACCAGAAGATTGTCGAGACGCATACGACCAATCGTTTGATCGATCTGCGCGACATCGAGTAGGTTGATATCGCATTGCGATTGAATCTTTTTGCAGGTGGCGTAGGATACGCTCAATGGCCACGTTCGGCCCAATGCATCCGTAAAATTTGGCATGATGTTAGAGTCCTACCGTTCCGGTGATCCAAGAGGGAGCATTGATGGCATAGGTGGGTTTGATGGAAACGTCGGTCATGATGGCGTTTTCAAGCTCTTCGTTTCGGCTGAAATTGAAGATGCTGCAAGTGGCGCGTAGTCCTTGGCTAGCTTCACCGCCCGAATCAGCGACCATTTTTCCATCCATGATTGCGAACTCGACGGGACTATCGGCGAAGAAAGCGGTGTGAAAGGCAGTGTGATCATCATCGGCCGTGTCCCAAACCATTTGAAACTCGATCGAAGCGGATTTGAGTGTACCGATGAGCGCTCGCCAGCCATCGTTGCCTCGAGTACTCACATCCGCTTCACCCTTTTCGATTGTGAGCGTTAGGTCTTTGACATTCTTGACCTCATTCCACACGGGGGATCCATAGGAGCCCGTATTGCGATAGAGCTTGGCTTTGAGTCCGAGTCTTACCATGATCTCTTTATAAACTCCTTTTTTTGTCGACCGGTTTTAGTGTGACTGGACCGCGGATGCCCACAGTTCGGGCAATTTCGGCTTGGCTACTTCGAGAGCTGGTCCCATAAAAGCTCGCTTGGGATAATTGGCAACGCCGCCCGTGGCCGCGATCCGGAACAACACATACTCATCGTGGATCCGTTGTGCCCGTTCGACCTGCTTGGCAGAGACCAGAATCGGTCTTGCGAAGCGCTTCGATCTGGGGGAAGGTTGGCTTATCTCCCGAATCGGACCACGTTCCCCAATGGAAAACACGTGCCCTTGTGCTCTCTCGGCTCGACGTTTGACGCGTCCCCCGAATTCGTTGGCTTCCGGCGCCGTTGTTCCGTCTGCATTCACCGTTTTTGTGAATAGAACTGGACCGATGACAACCGACTTGGTTCGAGGATCGAAGACATACAGGATGTAGGTAAGACCCTGACCGCGTGGCCTGTGCCTAGAGGGAGGCGTGCCAGGTGCGGATGCCTTCTTTCGAGATCGCATGCTGTTTTGTGCGATGCGGCGAATGAGTCCGCCCCCTTTGGCAAGAGCCGAGGCTGTCTTTCGATCCATGTATTGCGTGACAAGGACTCGGTCGAAGAAGAAATCCTTCGCCTTGGCTGGTTTCATGGTGATCATAGAAATGACCTCACGATGATCGAGAGGATCGATGTGAATTGCTTGTTATCTCGTAGCAATTGCTGGTCAAAGATCGGAGCAATCTTGGCTTCGACGACTGTGGAAACGTTGTCCAGCTGCGCACCGTCAAGGTTTAAAGCCATCGAATCAACCAACGCCACAAACGGATCGATCCCAGCCAAGGTCGAAACTACCCTAGAAAGTACCCCGATTTGGATGGTCGAATTCTGTTGATTGACCGATCGGCTCAAGTTGCTCCGTTCGACTTCCGCTGGCACGACGCAGACTTTTACTCCTTCCTCCAGTTCCGGCAGTGTGAATCGTGGCTGAAAGTAGCGTACGGCCTCGAAACGCATGCCATAGGTGCCGCTCCTCGAACCGTTGTTGAGCAGCGTTACGATCTTGTCACAAAGCTGGAGTATCAATGGGACGGTCATACGAGGTCCTCATAGATAGCGTTCTCCTCGTCGGGAACCGTGCACGTTCGATCATGCAGGATTTTGCCGGATACTAGATCGATCAGCCTGAATCGATAAGCGCCCACCCCAGCGCTGCTCGACCATGGCAGGTCTACCAACAGGATGCCATTGTCGTCGGTCTCGCCGTCGAAAGCTGTATTGAGAAACGCGAGGTCTTGGTCCCGCCCCACAGAACTGGTGGTGATGACAACTCGGACTCTTTCGCCAGTTGCACCGCGTGTTGCTTGCAAACTCACACGGCACGTATCGGCGGCTGTTGGCGGATCCAACGGTGCCAAGGTCAGGCTCCGGGCAAGAGTCATGTCCTCAGCAACCGTAAACGGCGAATCCACAATGGATGTGAATCCGGTCGCCACAATCGTCACTGTGTAGTCACCTGGATCTAGCGCTACTGCTGCCACTCCCAGCGACTTGGTAACAACATGCAGAACGGTGAGCCCATCCTGCTCGATCGTCACAATGGCTCCACGAACAGGCAGACTGTCCGAAGTGACTTCCACCGTGACGATATAAGCCCCCGAGCCACCATTGCTTGTATTGAGGGGAAAGTACTCTATCGCCTCTCCCCAGGAAACGGGCTGAGCCGCTCCCTCGAACAATCTCCACAGGGAGGCAAGGGATTCGTCAATATCGGCGGTATAATAACCTGAATTTGGAGCAGGTAGTTCGCTGAGTAACACGCGATAGGACGTCCAGTCAGCTAACGAAAACCCCTCTGGAAACGCATAGAGCGTTAAACCGGGGGGGCGTGTTGTGCTGACTGGAATCATAATCTCTACCTACGAATGCTCACAAAGTGAGATCTAAGCCTTGGGAGGATTGATCGCAGCTGCCACAGCCGCCGCAATGGATGCCCCGAGCGACTTGAGCGATACATCATCGAGGGTTACCGAGCGCATGGTGACCGCATCCCCAGCCCCTTGCTGCACTGGATTCCAGAGGTTGTCAGTTGCGACGTCCCGGTGGGAAGTGTGCTGCTTTTGGAGCGCGTCGATATTCACAATCGCATTCTTGGCAACCATGTTCGCAGTTTCAACAGCATTCTGAAGAGACTGGTTTGCGATTGCTTGCCGCTGGTTGTCATATTGCTGTGCATCGCTGAGCAATTTGTCAACGATGGATCGATTCCGCTTGATCGACTCGAGAGACTCCTGTTGATACTCGTCGTAGGTACGCTTTAAATTGGCATACAAGAGCCTTTCGTTCTCGGCCGTGTACCCAACCTGAGCGGTCGACGCTTGCTTAAAGCTCTCATCCATGCCTGTTTCAAACACTTTTTCGTTAGCCATTTTGGGCTCTCTTTCCATATAGAACGGGTAAACAAACAACAATCCATAGTGTCAAAAGAATGCACCTAAGCGGTGGCGATGTCCGCCAGCGAAAGGAGCAAACGTTCCTGTACGACCTTCATGTCCAAGTCGGGCCAGTGTTGGGCCTTTAGGGTGCCGATGATCGATAGCAATAGAGCTGGTAGCGATTGCTGAACAGAAACATTCGCAAGCAAGTCGGTCATCAATCCGTTTTCAATTGCATCTCGCTGAGACTTTTCTAATTGGAATCGACCGAGTTCTTGTACTTTTTGAATCCTGGCGGTACTTTGCTCCTCCTTGATCGCTTCAATCTCGTCCGATAGTTGGTCGATACGTCGTTGGATTTGGGTAGTGTAGGATTCCCGTTGCGCTTTGGTTGTGGAGTCTTCGAAATTGAGCGTGTATAGTTGGGGATTACCGTGCTCTTGGTCGTTGTCGTAGAGACCCACTTTGAGCAAGATCGATTTGGAGGATTCGAACGGCATTCGAGCATCCCATTGCATCTCCTTCACGAACAACGGAATACCGCCAACGGCTGTTTCCGGTTCCTTCCAGGTTGGGAACTCATCGAGTGCATCCGAGAAGACACCTTCCCAAAGAGAGTCAAGAGTTGGTAACGAACCAGCCAGCAAGATTGTTTCCGCCCACACGATATCGGTTCTAGCAATCGTGGCTTCGATATTCGTGATTGCCAGGGTGTCTTGCTCAGTCTTCGTTGGTTTCGCATCCAAATCAGCAAGAGCCTTCTCGAAGAATGCTTTGCTCGGGAACTTGAATTGGCTTGCTGGACCTTTCACCGATCCCACGTACGGAGTGATTTCGCACTCAATCCCTGGCAAATCAGTTACTTGCTGGTACAGATCTTGCCCTTCTCTGTTTTGATATCCACTTGGAACCCAATCACGAGTAGGTCGTTTGGTAACTCGCAAGTGAGAGACGTATGGCAAAGCGGATCGTAGTTCTGGCATGGATTATCCTGCTGTTAAGTAAGTGTCACAGATTTTATGGTGCCACCATCATTGGCCCACAAACGTAATAAACCTGATGTCGTGTTTTTCACGAGTCGTGATTGACCTGCGGTGAGGTCTAGGGTCGTCGGATCGGCAGACAAGGATTGAAAACTGGAAGTCACATAACTGGCAACATTTACCGCGGCATTGAAGGTGAATATGCCACCACTTCGCTCATTGACGAATCCGATGTTTTCACCAGAATCAAATCCAACATAGCCTTGCCTAGTACCGCCAGGCTTAAACCAAGCAAAGAATCCTGTACCGGAGAACCCACCTGCTGCTATTGCTGCTGCACCTTTGCCGGGTTCAATAGCAGTGAATCCGACTGCTTGAGGATTACCCTTGATGATCGTACTTTGCGTAATATCACTTCCGATAGTGATGCTAGTGTAGCCACCATTGGAACACTTAAAGACATCGTACCCACCATTGGTGATTGCAAACGATCGATCCGAGTTCCAGTTGTTTTCGATGACCGTACGATAGGCGGGAATTACTCCTACAAAGGTGATGGTTTCTGCACCAAGGTTATCGTTACCCAGGCTGAGTGAGCGATTCGAGTTGACGCTACCCGTTGAGTCTATAGCTCCCCAGGTAGTTACGTGCCCTGCTGCGGTAACACGAAAATATGGGAGTGCCGTTAAGGCATTGCGAAATTGAACTCCTCCACCATTGCTATCGATGTGGAAACTATTGGAGTCCTGAAAGATCCAATTACTTCCATTGCCGAAGTACAACAATCCGCCGAGTGCTCCAGCTCCTATCCTAGCTGAGGTAGTAACTGCCAGACTGTCAGCTATGGCTTGTCCTCCAAATGCAGCAATTCCTGTCGTTCCGTCTATCGATGCAGTAATAGCTCCGCCTATTGACGGTCTAAAGTACGTGATTCCTCCAAGATAGTTATTGGGTCCCGCATCAAAACCAATGTGGGAAGCGTTTGAAGCTACTTGTAAGCCTTGATTCACAACGACATGAGATTCAAAACCAACAGTGGAGGCGTATGATGTAGCTCCAGGGTAGATGATCACATGGTTATGACTGTTGACCATATCTCGGATATACAGTGGTTGTCCTACGCCCGCATTCTTATAAAGCAACCATTGCATTGTGGAGGTGCCGAGTTCGGTTATGGTCATGCCATACTGGCAGGCCATGGTTCCGCCAAACACCGCAGGACCAGTAGTCGTAAGTGCACCTGTTGGTGATACGCTAAACTTTGTTGTTGGTTGCGAAGGTAGTACCGATCCTGGGGCAGCAGTGGTTGCGTCTGTAGTTATGTACCGTAATCCTGCGAAGTCGTTCAACAAGGCAGTTCTAGATAAAGCACCATAGTCCCATCCAGACAACCAACTGGTTGTGTTATCTTGATACATGCCCCAGGCAAGCCCAATAGCTATAGATCCTCGTTCAGCTACTAAGCCAGATGCGAAATGTCCATTTGCTGACCCATCATAGTTCGGGGATATCAGTCGTCTTCCATCGCTACCAGTCCCAGAACCAACAAACATTGGTCCGTCTATAAGCGTAGTACCGCTGTCTCGGATGGTTAAACGATCAGTACCTGCACCATTTCTAAATATGTGTGGAAATGATCCATGTCCTTGATAGTAACTGGTTGCATCTACGCTAAAGAAAAGCCGTTGTTTTGGTGTAGACTCTGTACTCGTGTGCCACGTTCCGGTTGGAAGTCTTACAGTACCGGAAAACGTTGCCCCGTTTGAAAACGTTACGTTACCCGTTGCCCCTGCAATCGTGATATTAGGCGTAGGTGGGTTGAGAAGGTTGGGGTTAGCACACAAGAACATATTTGTGGCTAGACTGTCGTTTGCGTAGCTTTCGGTATAGATCGCTCCAGTACGATACGAGTAGTTACCGCTCCAGAAATCCAGCCTAGAACGAGATGGAGAAGAGATCGAACCTCCAGGCATGGAATGGGCTATCAGCCCATTAAACGCCCCAGTACCGGCAAAGGTCGTACTAACTCCTGGAAAGTTTACGTTTTGTGTTCCCGAATGTCCTATGGTCAACGAGTTGTACACATCTGAGGAGCATTTGATTACATCGTATCCACCTGCCGTAATCGCAAAAGCTCTACCAGAGTCCCAATTGTTTTCAATTGCAGTGCGATAACCAGAATTTGGACCTAGGAACGTGAGACGAGTAGCACGGCTAAGTTCAACATTGCCAGTATTTCCACGAATCGCTAAGTCGTTTGAAAGGTTACTACCGTCTGTAATCAATATGGAAGGATTGGCCGACAGAACCAGATCGCCATAAATGAGGTTTGCAGCGTACGTTCTTCCTTCAATTCTACCAGCCGAATAAGTCCAACCCCCACTTCGGAAATCTACAAAAGCTTTTGCGGGAGTTGCTGTGGAACCACTAGGATCACTGGTGCCAGAGCTAATCAAAAGACTACCACGAAGTAGTTGGTCTCCGTTGTCTTGGTTTCGAAACACATCTTGCCCAGAAGCATTTCGGTGAATAACAGGGTAAGTACCTTGTCCAGCTAAATAAGTAGATGAACCCCCAGCAAACATGATTCGATTGTAGGAATCTCGAATCCAATACCAAGACGGGAATACAGTGTCGTTTCCGAGTGGGTTGATTTGTAGGGGCTTTGATGCAAAACTTTGGAGGATTGGACCGTTGGCGTCTCCATGAAGTTTGACTTGGTAATCGCCTGCATTGATTTCAAAAGCACCAGTGTTGCCGTTAATAGTTGCTCTGGTGGTGTAGTCTGTGCCTTTGACACTTAGCAATCCGGCTACTTCTGCGTTGCCATGAAACAGCTGGTTCTGAGTAAACGTGTTCGACAGATCGATGCGAGCTACGGTTACAGGTAGATCGGCACTACCATGGGAATGCGGACTCGGTGGAAAAAGCAGAGGCTTGCTAAGGATGCTTGCCCACAGCAAATCCGCTGGTTTAAGACCATCTATTGGCACGCCTGGAATCACGGGAGCGCTCATAAGCTGACAATCACTCCGATATAGCGTGTGTGAATTCGCAGCTTGTGTCGGTACGGATCGCAGAATCGATACGGTTGCTCGACGCCGAAATTACTGACCTCGAATGCGTGCAGTTCTCCGCCGATTGTTTCAATAATGCGATCTCCGACTTCCGGCAGGGCTGGGGTATCGTCAAGCAAAAGGTTGGCAGCCGAAATCAAAAAGTCCCTCGACTCGATAGAAATGAGAATTCCGCTCGTATCGGTTAGCTCGAACGTCGTTCGTCCCTTGCCCGCTTGAACTGGGACCGTCAGCGAGCCACGTCGATACAGAACGCTTGACGCAGCGTACTGGTCGATCTGATCGCTCAGCCATTGGCTGCCTTGCTCGAGCATATTTGTCATTTGCAACACCCTCTACGACTTGACGACTTCGGCAACCTTGGCTTTAACTGCCGCTTCCTTGTCCGCCGTCTGCTTCTTCAGTAGTGCGTTGCGGATGATTTGAATCTCCGATTCGTCTAGCCCATCGGATAAGTCGATTGTCGAACGCTCTCTTTTGGCAGAGATCAATCGGTACGCGCCGACTCCGACAAACAACAGAACCAACAGGAGAATCATCAATACGACCAATACGGTGATTCCCACGAATAGAGTGCTAATAAAGCTTGTTCCCATGTGATTTACCTAAGTAGTTTGAGTAGGAGGGTGAGGAGACCAATAGACCAATCAAGAGGCTGAATATCTCTACCTCCAAAGATTGCGGACGAGAAGCATTGCACCGACCAACAACACAAAGAAGAACAGCACGAAGCCAAGTGCGATGACCGAGAACACCAGCCAAATACCGGACGAAATCGAGTCGCTAAACCAGCCAGTTACTATGTTGTCGAGTGGATTGTTCGCCGGTTGCTTGAACGGATTCAGCCGAGGGAAGCGTGGTTCTTGCTCTGCAGTTTGGTCGGGATAGCAATTTCCATCCAGGCAATCGGCTTGGAGTACACTTGGCACTTCCATTTCCACAGGGAGTCGCGTCGATGGCCGAGCATTCTTGGCGAGAAATGCTGCCGCCTTCATTTCTTGAAACAAATTGGCGCCATTGGATGGTAATGTGTTGCGGTCCGCAAAATACACGACCCCACCATCCGACCGAAGATACGCAACGATTGGAAAGTCAGTACCAAGCGTAGACTGATATCGTTCTCGAAAGAGCTTGGAAGTCGGAGTGAACAGCGTGAAAGATACCGCATTCTTTACTTGAACCAGCTCCGTGACTTCATTGAACCATTTCGCGGGCGCTTCACCTGGTTGGCCAACAACAATGAGCTGATTTTTGCCAGCGTCATTGGCCGGAAGATCGGCAGCCGCAGCGAGCGAAGCACATCCACAGAGTGCGATGAGTATCGATAATGGAGTTTTCATTATTCGCCGATTTCCTGGTGTAAGAGTGCAGCACGACCATTCTTCGTCGTTTGACGTGAAGCGTAGGCCTTGTACGCTTCAATCCGCTGCTGTGAGCTCATGCGTGAATAGCAGCCTTCGCAGAGGAAGGTGATGGGCGTACCGTCCGCAGCCCAATCCGTATGCCACTCCTCACCCACATGCGACTTCCTGCAACGCGAACAAATGAATGCCCCTGTCTTGTTCTCCGATCGGGGAGAGACTTTCTTCCGAAAGAGCTTTTCAATTTCCACAGAGGGGGGACAGGTTGGACAATCTCCGCTCTGGGGCTCGAGCGGATTGATCGCGGGATATTCCTTCAAAGGGTCTGATGGCGATTCGATACCAGTTGCTTGGATCACATACGGCTGAGGCTCTATCACCCTTGTGTCTTGAACAGGAACGCATGCTTGCTGTGGGACTGGGTTACAGATCCTCGATTGCCGAGTGTCGCGAATCCTTGCAAACAAGCCATTTTTGATTTCTTTTGCTGCATCCAGATTGACGGGACCATATTTCAAATCGTTGATAGCTCTTTCAGTGTCTCCGATCGCTCCCGAATTTGGCTTGAAGATGGCCGGTGCCATCGTAGGCTCTGTGCTATCGATGCAAAGCGTGGCACCAATCGCTACGCAGAGCATCAAGACCAAGCACCCAATGAACAGGCCCGTTCCAACGGAGACCGATACAACAATTGCTCTGGACATTAGTTCACCTCGTAAGCTTGGAAGGGTAGATTCGGGGCTGGCGTTAAGAGTGGGATTGCACAGAAGCCTCCATAGCCGCGCCACTCCGTCAGAAACTGTTGTTTTGGAATGGGAATGAATCGCTCCTTGCGATTGTTGTCGAGCAACCAGGCGACCTCGCGACCTTGCCAAAGGGAGAACCCACAAAACGTCACGCAATGATTGGGAAAGTACCAAATGATTGCTGCTCGGCGCGTCCGACTGGCCCACTCCAAAAAGTCGGGATCGCCATATTCATCATCTCTTTCAGGAGCAATGAACTTGATTCCGTTGGCAGCCCATTTTTGTTTAATGCTGGTCTCCGTTTGCCCGCCTGAATAGGACTTACGAAAGCGTTCAGCCAGTTCCGGCTTGTTGTGCCACTGAAGTGCTGAACAGGTCGAGGCGATAACACACGACCCGGATCCGCGCGCGTCGGGCCAGTTCTTTTGGCGCAGAGCCAGTGGCACGTTCGCAGCAGGAACTTCCACAGAGGGACGTGCCAGCTCTCTCCATTGCTGCTCTTCACAGCCGGTGAAAAACATGCTCATCCACAAGAGCACTATCACCAACCATTCTTTCTCGTTCGCCACTCGAACCATGTCTATTCCCTACTCCATTGACGGATTGACTAGTTAAAGTTGATAGCAACCTTGACCTTGGTAGGCCCGTTACCAGCAGCCTCGACACATCGGCCAAGTGCAATAATGCCAGCACCGACGACAGCATTGGTGGCAAGCTTCGTTGCCGTCACAAAATTAACATCGTCCCCGACCGCAAAGGTTGTTGCACTCGCTTTGTCACAGTGAAAGATGGCGCCTTGCTTTCGACAAATCCCAGCGGTTTCGTTGGCTGCAATAGGCCGAATAGCGATGCCCAGCGGTTTGCTGTTGGCAACCACTACTTCGCCCGCAGCAATGGCTGTACCTCCGTTTGCGTAATCGATCGCGTCGCCATGCCTGAGATATTCGTATGCCATCGGTTATGAGTCCTCTTTTCGAGTAATGATGTTTCTTGAATTGAGCGCGGCTAAATCGCGACTACGCTTCGCCCTTGGACTTCAATCCGCCGCGCGGATCCTGGAGCGCCACACCAAAGTCGTGATAGCCGCGCATCTTGACACCCAGAATGTTGAAATCCGCTTCGGCAGTTTCAATCGTGGGAGACTCTTGGCCGTTGAGGAAAGCGACTTCGATCACAGGCAGGTCGTTCGGATCCGCGAGCAGGTACCAAGCTCTGCCCGATGCGCCCGCATATGTTGCATTGCCCAAGTAGCGGCTTACTTCAACCCGATACTTGCCTTGGTGAGGGTTGCTCGTGGTTGTCTTGGAATTGGCCGTGTTGTCGCGCATTTCCAAGGACTTGTAGAGCTGCGCAGCTGTGGTCGAAATGGCCGTTGGTACAAGCAGGATCTGAGGCATGATTCCAACTGGCTTGCCGTCGGCATCTACTTGGTCCATGAATGTCGTTTCGCCAAGCGTTAATCCATCGATGCCCAGATTCGTATTGGCTCCGAGGATATAGTTTCTGTTACCGGCTGCGAAGAATGCAGCATTGTTGAGGAACGTTGTCCAGAAGATGTCATTGATCTTGAGCCCCGATCCGCGACCAAGTTTCCGAGGCACGGTCGTAATAGCACCAAGATCATCATTGATAAAATCCCTGCGATCGATGGCTAGCATGAGGCCGTACGTGTCGGCCTTGTTGGTATACTTTTCTTCACCAAGCGTTCCGCTAGAGATCTCACCACCGGGCGCGACCAGTTCGTACTGATCCTTGCCAATCAGTCGATAGCTACTGATGGTCTTAAAATCGTTGACAGTTCGTACGGCGCAGATGTTGCGCCACACGCGTTCGACCGAAAAGAACCCCTCGAGTAGAAACTTGTTAGCAACATTGGATAGGATCCCAGAGACTTCAATCGTGGAGAGTCCCGCTTGAATCGACGGCGCGAATGCAAACCGGAGTACTTCCCGCGAGTCACGGAAGTTGCGACCGGTGTATCCGTTGGCCCACGCGGCTTCGAGGATAAGTTCTTGAAGTGTGATCCCGCCCCGGAAGCGACGGTTTGCTGCATCGAGCGTCTTAGGTTCGTACAGAGTTTCAACGTCGCCGTGACGTGAAGCAATCATGCAAGCAGCCTCAAGGATTTCACCGCTGATTGAACGGTCGATGGATTGGATGGCTGGTGCCTGTGGGCGTTGTGTTCGCAAGATTTCTAACTCCGTTCGAGTGGTATCCCATCCCTCGGCGATCGCACGAGCTTCGATCGCTGTGTCCCGCTCCTTGCAAATCGTTCGGATGGTGGCGATGCGTTTGAGTTCTGAAGCCATTGAGGCACGTAGCGCAGTCACGGCATCGGTAGCGGAATGCGCAGGCTCGCTCGTAGGTTGGCTATCTCCAGGTGGGTTGGATTCAATCTTGCTGTGAGCGACCGCGAACATTTGCTTCAGCGCATCGGTTTGGGCTGCGGTTAAGGTTTCAGTATCAAATCCATGGACTCCCAGCCAAGCGTCGATAGCGGTTGGCGTTTCCAAGGGTGAATCGTTGGTGGACGAGATATTGGTCGCATCTTGAGAGGCTGCGATTTGTGCGCTCGTATTATCATCTGCACCCAGCACAACAAAGCTAACCTCGCCTAGCATGGATCGTCGTGCCACATTGATGGGACCACTGACTTCCTGGCCATTGACCATTGTGGACTTGCCCTCGGCCACAAATTCCACTTGGTCTGCACGAGCGCCGATGGAGGCTTGCCAAGCAAACCCCTTGTCGTTGAGAGAAATGACTTGCCGTGCCTTGGGAGAATCGCCCATGACTTGACCGGCCACAATGAGCGAGTTGTTCATCACCGCGATAGAATCCGTCTGTCCCACTACGAAATCGACGTCTCGCATGTGGTCCAGTAAAATCGGCCGTCGCTGTTTGCCCATCTGCATCCCCTGCAAATCGACAACCACCGGATATCTCCAGCCGTTCAACAGCATCGGGCCACCCGTGTACGCGGTCATGCTAAAGCGACGAAGGGTGGTTTCATTGCCGTCCGCAGGTGCAGCTTCGAATTCAACCGAGCAGGCTTGCAGATTGAGAAGCTTGTCCTCCGACTGCGCTAGGATATTGAGCTCGGTTGGTAGTGGACTATTCATCGTTAGCAGCTGGGTCACTGAGAGACTCCTCGTTGACATCGGGGGTAAGTACAGGCACCGGTGCGCCAGGTAATGCAAGGCCAAGCTCAGACATCAATGCCAATTCCTTGGCTCGTTGAAAGAGGGCATCTTCCCAATCACGACCTTGTCGCGCATACTCGTATGCCAGAGTCGTGGTATGATTGGAAAGACGTGTTGCTTGGGCGTTTGCCTCTTTCAATGGATCGACATGCTCATGTCCATCGAAGAACCATTGATGCGAGGCGTCGAAGTCTGTTGTTCGAACAGATTGAGGCAGTAAGCCTTCAATGAGAATGGCTTCGCTGAGCCACGCTGATAGAATGCGATCGAGCACCACACGTGCCATATTCGACTGATCGACACGGATGGATTTGAAGTAGGTTTGGTGATCGAGTCGCCCACTCGCATAATTGTAGCCCGAAGAATTCCCAGCTGCGACATTGAACGGCATGTTGAGGCAGCGCGCGATCTCATTGAGGATTTCATGTTTGAATTCCGCATACGAGGTCGTTGGCTGCTCGGCGTGAATTTGGCTCATCTTCCATCCGCCAGGCATCGTTACCAGAGTTCGCTTCTCTAGTTCGATCGGTTCAAATGGTTCGGCTGCATCGGCTTCACCATTTGCGGGGGAGTCGGTGTACAAAATCCCAGCAAAGTCAGCTGCGGTTTCGGCGGCAGAAATCACCGCGAGCGTGAATCGCCGAAGTTGTGCGAACAACGGAAGCGCCGGTGTGATCTCTGGGATGCCACGTACTTGGCCAGGCCGATCCACACGAAACAAATGCAACATCGCACTGGTTGCAACGATATCGAATTCACCCCACGCAGATCCGGTGTCACCTGGATGCGACTTGAGTACGTGGTAATAGACAGGATTCCCGAAGGAGTCGAATTGAATACCATCGATGTAGTTGGACAAACCATTCACACCGAATGGAGTGGTCACTTGGTCTGCTTCGACAAGCATCAAGTCCAATTGAACCGGTGTTTGGACGCTTGGGTTGCTGGTCATAATGCCGAAGGCTTCCCCATCGCCACAGCAGGCCAACTTCATCGTTCTTAGTTTCTCAGCGAGACCGACCGCATTGGACCAGCGACTGAACTCCATTTCGATGGTGCGATTGGCAATGGGATCATCGGTAAGCATTTGTAGACGAGGACCGGTACCCACAATGTCATTGGCCAACGTCAGCGAAATGCCACGTGCGTAGCTGTTGTTGGCAATTTCATAACGTGCTCGGTTGCGTAAGGTCCGGCGGATGCTGGCCCCGTTCGCAGTTTTTGCAGACAAACCATCAGCGGCCGACCAATGTCTTCGATTGTCATCGTTGGTAACCGCTGCGTCATAACGAGCATCAACACGCGGTTTGAATGAGAAAGGCTGTCGGAACAAGCTTCCACCCCGCGACGGACGGACTGTCCGACGAGGTCTTTTGCTAAAGATCCCTGACAAGTATGGGAACATCCGTGTCTTTCCTTGAGTGTCGCTGTTCCGACAGCCTATTTCCGAAGATGCTTAGTTAGTCCGCGCCAGGTGGCACGATCTTGTTAAATCGCAATCCACGATTCTTAGTTTGGGTCGCTCGCTTGGAGGCGAGGTATTTGTCCGCTTCAATTTGATCCTTGAGGTTATGTTGCTCAACACTGCCAGCATCACCTGACGCCTTGGCGGGTGCCTTGGCATTGTCGCGAATCGCGTCTTGCAAGTTATCTAACATCTGGAAACCCTCTTCGAGTGAAAAAGAAACTCGATTGCCTCTTCCAGTACTAACTATGCAATTTGTCCGAACGACGTCCCAAAAATTATTTGCGTCGGGTCTGCTGAAGCTCTTTAAAACTCATGCGTTTTCGGGAAATATCGAGTGTTGCTTCGGTTCCAAATAAAATTGCTCCTTGCATCGAAGCCGCAACCGCTGAGCCAACCAAACAGTCGAACCAGTGGTTGTCTGGCTGCTCAGGTCGCTGCTTCCATTCGTCAACGCTTCGGCCGCGAGCCTCGGTCTTGATGAAGTACTCCGAAGTTAGATGCTCGGCGAGCATGCGATGCGTTTCGGAGTTGCTACCGAAGAGCGATAGACAACCACGATCTCCCATGTTCACTCGAAGGCGAGCGTTGACAAACGACTTCCACCAATTGGTGTCGTATACCACGTGGCGAATCGCCCGCTTCCCGCTAACGTTTGGGATGCGCCAGTTGAGTCCTACGCGATCACCTGGTCGGCGACGATACTCGCTGAACGGCAAACTTGAAGCGCCGACGAACCGACCGTGGCTGGGCATGATCACAGCGGCGTGCTTGGACTGCCGGCAGAACTGGTAGACGACATCCGTCGATTGGCCCCAGTTAGCGTCGATCAAACAGCGACCGATGCGCATCGCTGCACCATCGTCGCGCTGCCACTCACGATCGAGCAATTTCGATGTCAGCGATTCGAGGCCGGCATAGATCGAACCCTCGAGTCCGGTTCCAGTCGCTTCGGAGCTCAGCGTCTGGCGAGCCTCGCGCAGCGTGAAGTAGGGACGCTGTTGATCGGGGTAACAGCCATAGTCGACAATGTAGCCCGTGAAATTATCCTCCCAGGCGGTGACCGCATAAAATAAAAGCTTCTGCTGAACGTCGATGAAGGCGGTGAGTTGGTTTGCTCCAATCGATAATAACCCGCGATCCATACGATTAACCTTGCTTGCGACCTCCTCGGGCTTGAGCATCCCATCGACAATCGTTTCCGCCGGCAGAGGCTGATTTTGATACTCGGCAAAGAATGCGGCCTCGTCCTGCAACTTGAGATTCATTGCGTGCTGGATCGCGGAGAGTTCGTCGTAGTTGAATCGCTCTTGCCAAGCGACAACAGCACCCTCATCCATCGCGGCTTGGTTCTGACGATAGAACTCGGTGGCCGATTCGCCACCATCGCCGTTACGCATTCCTTCGGCACGGATCTCGGCATAGCGCTCCCACAGCGTTTCATTCTTAGGGAACGCATAAACCATCTTGGTTCGTTCGCCATTCCATTCGGGATGGCGATTGCGATCGAGGATATTGTCGGCCATGTCGCTCGGGCGAATGACGGTACAGGGCATGATGCCAGAGATCTTTTTGCCCGGTCCTGCTAAGCCAAGGACTGCGCCGGCGAGAATGCTTTCGCGATTCGCGCATTGCGATAGCGAACGAGCACTCTCGTCGGTCTGGGGGTCATCGAGCACGACTAAACTTGGACGCACCGTTCTGCCATCAGGGCGTTTGAACTTCATACCTCGGATACGACCGGTCAGGCCAGCCACTTTGATAATCGCACCGCTGGCACTGCTGCCATCAATCGTTGGTAGCACTACCTCCTTTGCGGTCCATCCGATCTGCGTTCGCTTGCCTTTATAAAGCTGCCCATTAGCTCGATTCGATATCCCATCGAGGGCTTGAATAGGAAAGATAACTTCGGGGAAATCGGCCAAGAGCAACTCGTTGCTGTCGAGTTCTGTTTTGATCGAGTCGAGCATGTCACACGCATGGCCTTCATCGCTGCCGATCAAACAAACGAAGTTGCGATGCCCATATAGAACTGCCCAGATGCAGGCAACCTCGGCGATCGAACTTTTCCCACTACCCCGCGCCATCGCTAGCGCAAACAATCCCCCATGGACAACGGCTTGCTCAATCTTATCCATGACCTTGATGTGGTCCGGCGACCACGCAAGATGAAACGTCAATGGGAAATACGTTTCACAGAAATAGCGGAAGTCACGCGCTGCGCGATCTTTGCGATCAACGTTGTCGACCTCCGGCAGTTCACCAATGTCGCGACCAGCGAGTGCCAGTGCTGCATTGCGTGCACGCGCTCGCTCTTTCATCGCATCGTATGGATCAACACCGCTTGTCGCCCGAGGCGTGTGTCGTACGCGATGCATCCAAGCACAATAGCGAAGCAAATCAACGGTCTTGTTATCACCAATGCGTGCGCCGGCGCGCTGACGATGCCGATACAGTTGTCGCTCGCTGATCACCTCACCCAGCGGTGTTGAATTGAGCAGTCGGCATAGCTCGCTTGGCTTTAGTTTCCTTGGATCAGATCGCATCTTTTCGGCCTTTCCCTTTGGATGAACTACAAGGTACAATAGAACGTCGTGTCTTGTTGGATTCCTTGGAGATGTATATGGCCACGGTTGAAGAACGACTTGAGCAATTGGAAAAGGAAGTAACTCTTCTTAAGCTTTCGCAATCAAGCAAAATCGATCTCGCTGCGAAGAAACCAGGGTGGATCGCCAAAATCGAAGGTTCGTTCAAAGATGACCCCGATTTTGCAGAGATTCTCCGGTTGGGGCGTGAAGAGCGGCAAACCGATATTCTGAATGACGAGTAAGGTTGATGTTTATTCTCTACACGGATCACCTTGGCATCTTGCAAGGCCACAGGGGCGAAGACTGCACTAACGTTCTCAAAAGAATTGCAGTAGTTAGTGATTCGAACGTGTACACAACCATCGTCTCTTTTCACGAGATTGTTGCAGGTTGGACAAAGTATGTTAAACAGTCGAATAGCCCTCAAAAGATTGTCACTGGGTATGCTCGACTCGAACAAGTTTTGAAGGACTTCTCTTGCTCGCAGGTTCTTCCGTTCAACCTCGCGGCATCCGAGGTATTCGAGGACTTTAAGCGTAATAGAATTCGAGTCGCAACCATGGATCTGCGGATTGCATCGATTGCGATCAGTCAGCACATGACTGTCATAACACGAAATACAGTTGATTATGAGCGAATTCCTGGATTGACTGTCCAAGACTGGACTCTTCCAATCTCTTAGCGTCGCGATTCTATTCGCCATGTCCCATCTCCTCTGCTTGCCATGCGCTGTAGTGCACGAGGTTGATCGTTCCGTCGGCATTGGTCGGTGCGCCGGCGTCGATGTCTTCCTGAATCTTTGCGACCTCTATTCGCTCTCGATAAGCAGCTGAAAGTAGCTTTCCTGCCTGCTCGATCGAAAGTCGCGTTGGGTCGACCTGGTTGTTGCCTTCACTCATCCCATTCCTCCATGATCCGTTGAATTGCCACTGGTTGCGACACGTTCGCCACAGTCGCGTTTTGTTTGCATGTTCGCCTTGTTATGCGATGCATGTTTGGACGCCACCGTGGCGTAATGTTGGGGCACCGGTTGCCTCTCAGAAAACATGCACAATTACTGAAAAAACATGCAGGAAGCGGCTGGATGATCCTCGAAACGCATGGCTCCATTGTGTCATCGCGACGCGGAAAGCGCGACGCAAAACACACCTTGAACCACAAAGGAACAGAACGATGAACGCAAACGAGATCACCTTCGGAATTGAATTCGAAACCACCCTCCCCGGTACCGACAATACACCGATCGGCCCCTACCACGGCGGTTACCAAGTACCCTGGCTTCCAACCGGATGGAAAGCAGAACGCGACGCGAGTATCAAACCGGAAAACATGAGCCGCAAAGGCTGCGAGTTTGTAAGCCCAAAACTTGTCGGATACGCAGGAATGAAAGAGGTTGAGAACGCGATCGACGCGATAAATACTCGCGACGCACGGGTCAACGCAAGCTGCGGACTTCACATAACCCTGACCTTCAACGGAGACGCCGCCGCCCTGGCAAGATTGATTTCCTTGGTCGGCAACCACGAACGAGCGATCTTCGCCTCGACCGGATCGCGACGACGCGAACACGCGGTATACACCAAGAAGATCAAACACTACGGCGACAAAGACACCGCGAAGAGCCAATGCGAATCGGACCGCTACCATCTTTTGAATTTGACCCACCTTCGACAAGGCAAGAACCGAATCGAGTTCAGAGCTTTCGCCGGCACGCTGAACAAAACCAAGGTGATTGGATACCTGATGATGGTTTTGGGTTTGGTCGAACTCGCCCTCAACTCCAAACGATGCCCCGATTGGGATTACGCCAAGAAAGAAGGAACCAAGAGCTGCTGGGATCGCCCCGATGCCGGCCTCGGCGAAACGGAATTGAACCGACTGTTCTACCGGCTCGGATGGACCAAGGGTTGGTACAAGGGCGACCTTCGAAAGAAGACCTTCGGCGAGATCACCAACGGGGACCAAACCCCAGATTGGAAGACGATCAAAACGAAACTTTTGGACTTGGCCAAGAAATACGACACGGCTGCCTAAGAAACGAGATCCACGAACTACGCCGAGCAGAATCGCTCGACGTAGTTCGTTGTTCTGGCATTCTCGATCGTAACGTCCGCCAGCAGTCGCATCCTTGGGGTAAGTAACTAATGGCGACCCAAGCTTTTTTTGAACGCCACACGTCGCGTTTTGTGCTTTGTGTCGGCACCGGAAGAAAGCTGCAGAATCTTTTCCATTTACTCGCATACTGCGCTTGATGTGTTTTGAACCGCATGGCTCATGTGTGTTATCGCATAAACGATTCAAACCCTTTCCCACAACGGAGACAGAACCATGGCCAAGAACAGCAACGAACACAAAGCAACCGACGCCGCTCTTCGAGAGATCGAGGGATTGCGAACCTTGGCAGACGCCCTCGAGATCGCCGACGCAGCACAACAAGAGTCCGCATGCCCTTTGCTCGTCGAACACCTTTACGCCTGCGAAGCACTCGAAGCGATGAAGAAGAGCCGACTCGGTTCGATCCTTTAAACAGCGCACAAGCAATATCCCTAGAACGCCGCGTACGGATGCGCGGCGTTTTCTCGCTTGGTCGACACACTCGCCCACCGTCGCATCCTGCTGGCTCGCCACGCCCAACAATGCGACTTCGAAAACGACGCGACATGCGCCAACGTTGTGCACCGTTGGGCATTCAAAAAAACATTCCAAAAGACTGGGAAAACCTTCTGGATTTGAGTTGCTTCGGTTCAAACCGCATGGCTCATGTGTGTTATCGGAAAACGACTTTTCATTCACCCCAACGGAGATAAGAACATGAACCTCGACACCTTGATCGAAATCCTCAACGACTACCGCGAAGAGTTCGGAGGCGACGCCAAAATACGGTTGATGACTCAGCAGAATTGGCCTTTCGAGAACCGTATCTTCGGCGTGACCAGCGGCCGCGACATGAACGAAGCAAGCGACGAAGATGCGGACGAAGACGATGCCCAAGACGTTGCCGATGACAACACGGTCTACATCGTCGAAGGTGGGCAGATCTGCTACGGCAGCAAACGAGCTTGGGAGACGTGTCGAGATTTCTGATCGCGACGAACCGCGGCGCTGTGGAAAAGAATTATCTGAATCTTTTCCAACAGCGCTTGATGTAATGCGAAGCGCATGCGAACTGTGTGTTGACGCAAAACGATGTTCACAGCTTTTCAAAACGGAGACGCAAAGATGACAAAGACAAACAACAACGGGGAAAACGACATAGACCTCGACCTGACGATCACCAAGATCGATCGACGCACCACGGGTGGCGGTACCTGGGTGATTGGAACGGTCAACGAGCAATACAAGTTCAACGCTTTGGTTTTCGCCGAGCACGCAAAAAGCGAAGACTACGAATTGGGCAAGAGCAAGATCTCGAAACTTTGGATCGAACGAATCGCCGACCACAAAACACTTTTTAGCTTTGACCGCGGATTGGATGTACCTGCGGCTAATACAGAGATTCAGGTGATTGTGGATTTTCTTTCTACCGGATTGGCCGACTTGGTCTTTTCCAAATAAGCCGAAACGCGGAACGGAATCGCGTAGTTGATCGGTGGTTCGATCGACCTGACGATGGCAGCCAACCACGAATACGAATTGGGAGAAAGAATGATGAAGAAGGCAGAAGTTACGATCGGCGGCAAGTACTATGCAAACGTTTCTTGCAATCGATGTGAGATCCAGATCGACGCCGAGAAGCCGCGCGGTGGCTGGGATGCCACCAACCTCGCGACCGGTAAGAAGGTCCTGATCAAGAGCGCTCAGCGCTTGCAGGGTGAAGTCGGCATGCGGCGCGGAGGCGCGAAGGTAACCACAGAAGGTAACGTCACGATTGTTGAGAACGAACCGGCTACGGTCGAGACGATTGGAGAAGCAGCATCCACAGTAGGGGCGGTTCCAAAGAAGCTTCGTAAGGCAAAGACTGCAGCAACAGCGACGGAAAGCGCCGACGCCAGCGAGAAGCGATTGAGTTGCGTCACGGCGGCTTTGAAGGTCCTTGGCGAATCCTCCGAACCGATGAATGCTCAAGAGTTGGTTACCGCGATGGAAGCCAAGGGTTACTGGTCGAGTCCTGGGGGCAAGACTCCGCACGCGACCTTGTATAGCGCGATCCTTCGCGACCTGGCCAAGGGCGACGACAGCAAGTTTGTCAAAACAGAACGCGGCCGCTTTACGGTACGGGGCTAGATCATGCGAGCCAAAGACATCCGGATTGGCGAGCGGTATGTCGCTTGCCATTGTGGTAAGACGATCATCGTCAAGGTCGAATCGATCTTTCAGCCGTCGAAGGCTGGCGAGACCACACATATCATCGCCACCAACCAAGCAACAGGCCAACGCATTTCGTTTCGCAGCACGCTGGGCATTTTGCGACCAGCCGGCCCTTACATTGACGAAGTGAAGACCATCTCGGACCTGTACGTCGAACAGATCGCTGTTCCTGAACCGGGAGTTCGGTACCAACTCAGGCGGATTGATGATACCGAGTGCTTCGCATACGTTGACTACGTGATACGTCGAAGCGACCAGTTGTTCGCAAGGACAAGCGAACTGAAGGAGTACCCAATCACTGGTGACGGAGCATGCGTGTTGGTTCCGAGTCGAGATTAATACTTCGCTGGATCCCACACCAATCGCCCAACGTTTGCAACGTGTGGGCTTTTCCTCGTGGATACGGGCACAAACCCAACCTGAAATGCAACGCGACACAACGCAACCCTGAGCTTCTCCGGCGGATCCACATATTTGCAAGAAATCTAGAAAACAAGCTTGGATGTCGGCTTGATGTTTTCTTGACTTGCTGGCTGATTGTGACGGTTCGTATTTTTTTGCTTCGCTCACAGTAAGGAACCAACAACTATGAAAACACGATTGAAGCAAGGCGATCGCATCCGTTTGGTGTCGATGCTGCAGGATCCCGATCCGATTCCCGTTGGATCGCTCGGAACCGTTGTCGCCGTTTACGATCATCGCGACTGGACGCAGATCGATGTTGATTGGGACAACGGTCGAACCCTCATGTTGACGATGCCTGACGATTGCGTCTCTATCGTCGAACCCAACCATCACGAACCATCGAAGTAAGGAACACAAAACATGTCTACACGAGCCACGATCGCTTGCAAGCAAGACGATGGTCGGTATGCGGCGATCTATCTGCACTTCGATGGTTACCCAGACCATGCCGGCAAGATTCTCGAACAAAACTACATCGCTATTGATTCGGTACGGACGCTTGTTGCTGGCGGCGATATTCGATCGCTCGCTAACGACGGTAGTCCGGAGCGATTTACCGCTGGCAATAACGCGGTCGCCATGCCAACGCGCGCTGCCCTCCACGAGTTCGCAAGGAACTGTGGTACTGAGTACGTTTATGTTTTCGAGGATCAAGCTTGGCATTGTCATAAACTTTGAACGCGACCTCCTATCGCATGTTCGCTTCACGTGGCTTCATCGGAATCGGTGACTCACCCGTTCGCTCGAGAATCGCTTGCTTGCCGGTGAACCTTTGGTACCGATCAACGATTACGTCTGCGTATGGACAATCGAGTTCCATTAAGAACGCATTGCGTCCAGTCTGCTCAGCGCCAATCAAGGTTGAGCCGCTGCCACCGAAGAGGTCGAGTACGTTGTGGCCAGGAAGCGACGAGTACTGAATTGATCGAACCGCGAGCTCGGCAGGCTTGCCAGTCAGATGCTCAAGTTGTTGTGGCGGGATCTTCTTAACATTCCACAAATCGGTTTCGTTGTTCGGCCCATAGTACTTGTGGCCGGCACCTTCGTTCCATCCATAGAACGCCCACTCGTGAGCGCCCATAAAATCTTTACGTGTCAAAACCGGATGCATCTTGTTCCAGATGATCGCTTGGCTGAAGTACAATCCATGCTTCTTCAGGAACGGGGGATAGTTGCCGCAGTTGGCGTAACCACCCCAGATGTAGAAGCAGCCCCCGGGGACCAGCACACGTGCAATGTTTCCGAACCATGCGTCGAGCAATCGATCGAACTCATCATCGGAAACGAAGTCATTCGCAAGCGGGCGATCCTTGGCTCGCATCTTTTGCCGAGGTGCGTTTGCGGTCGCCGTTGCCGCCGCGCCGGTCTTGGACTTGTTCTTCTGATTGATCGCATGCGTGAACGCTGCCATGCCCTGGTCGTTCTTCAGCTTCGACGACGCGGCATCGTTGGTAAACGAACTCAAGCCGGCTGCGATTGCGTTCTTGCTTCGCGGTTCAACCTTGACGTTGTACGGCGGGTCCGTGTTCACAAGATGGATAGGCTTGCCTGCGAGCAGTCGATCAAGATGTTCTGGATTTGAAGAGTCACCACAAAGCAACCGATGATTTCCAAGAATCCAAAGATCGCCTGGTTGTGTGATCGCATCGTCGGGTGGCAAGGGAACATCATCTGGATCGGTGAGCCCCTCGTTGACGCCGGTGTCCATCAACTTTGCCAACTCATCGGCACTGAACCCCAGCAGGCAGAGATCGTAGTTGGCTTCCTGCAATGCCGACAATTCGATCGGCAGCAAGTCATAATTCCATTCGGCAAGCTCGGCTGTCTTGTTGTCGGCAATGCGATAGGCTCGGACCTGTTCCGGCGTGAGGTTGGTGGCTACCAGGATCGGGACCCGATCGAGACCGAGTTTGATCGCCGCCTTCAAACGCGTATGGCCGACGATGATGACGCCGGCAGAATCAACTACCAAAGGTTGCTGGAATCCAAACTCTCGAATGGATGCGGCGACTGAAGCGACCGCATCATCATTAATGCGAGGATTGTTTTCGTACGGCTTGACCTGGTCGATCGACCACATTTCGATTTTCATAATACTTCCCTCCTGGAATTTCATTGAGACGGAATGGTTGTGGTGGTTGGATGGTTACGTTGGACAAGAATTCGTTAGATTGTTTTAGTTGAGTTCGTGTTTCAGTTAGCCCGGCAGCCTCGCGAGCAATAAGATGTGACTATGCTTGAAAACATCGAATGCGAAACAGCAAGTAGCCAAAAGCGGAATCTCAAGGGCCGTCCCATTAGCCTTCGGAGCTTGTTCGCATTGACTGCGGTGTTTGCCTTGTGGCTTTACCTGCTCTCCGACTTTCGACGTGAGCCGCTCGCGATTGTCGTGATTTGGACGATTGCGATTGCCTCGGGCGTCGCTGCGCATGTCTTGTACATCTATGTGCTTCCGTGGCGAGGAACTGTTTTGATAACTCTGCTTGTACTGCCAGCGGTTCTCTTCGTAAGCTGGGGATTGCTTTTTGGAGCTAGAGCAAAAACAATGCTTTGGATTCTTGGAACGCCCTTTGGATTCATTGGCTATGAAAGCTGGTCGGAACTTTTGTTTTTCACCATTCCATACATCGCATGTGCTGCGGCTCTGGCCGCCGCTCACCCAATCAAACCAAGCCTCACCAATGCGATAATCTCGGCAATGGGGATCTCGATTTGGTACGGAATGGCGATTTTGATTGCAGCTAGCGCGGGTTAATTTATTTGAATTGTGCATTCGATTAAGGCTCCGCTAGTTCATTCGGCGAAATAAAACAAACTGAGGTTAATAACGCGGCTCTTCCCGCAGCCCAATGACGCGTTGATTTTTGGGGGAGGACCCATCCACTGGGGGGATCGCGGGTGCCATACTGGCAGACGCACCGTGGGGCCACAGTTGGCCCACTGACGCGATGGGCGCGATGGGCGGCTCCGTTGGGCGACTTGGTAGAGATCTCGCGTCAGTGCGTAACGTGGTGCGAGACTCGAACGCAGGTTGGAGTCGCGAAGTTCGGAAGCGAAGTCCAGCGTCGATCGATGGGCTACATCCGCGAGTTCGAAGCGACTCAATCGGGGAGCGAACCGCGCTCGAAACATCGACCGTCAGAAGGTCGCTTTTGAGCCCAGTGCGCCAGGTGCGTTGAGTACTTTTGTTATTTTCCATGCGCGCACGCATATGGAAGATAATGACGTGACCCACCACAAGCCGGCGCAATCTGCAAAATCCCAATGTTTTTGAAGGTTTTTCGTTAGTCATTGAGTTGCGCAATTTCATCACTTTCTGACAAAGAAATGCCCTCAAACACCTGCTTGTTTCGGTACCTTCCGAAGGTGCGTTTTGAGTGCGCAAAACGGGTCTGCATCTGCTTCGAAAAACGCACTTGGCTCATGTCGCCACCCCAAACTCGGTAGGCATCAAATAGCTCTGACGAGGCGACTACGAGCTCGAGAGAGACATCGCAGCAGTCCGTTATGAAGCGACCGAGTTCGTCGGAACTACCGCGATACGATTGGGTCTCGTTGATGACCGATTTAGGCTCAATGAACCCGTGAGCGCGCCAGTCTTTGAAGCCATCTAGGAGCCAGTTGAGGATGCCTGGTCCTTCCTCGCCGACCAGCAGTTTGTGGTAGTCAGGGATGGGCTCCGTAACCTTCCTGAGATCAACTCGGAACGGAATCAGCTTGATGCGACGCCAGATGCCTTCATCGGTACCGTTGATCTGCGGCAGATGGTTCGTACTCAACCAAAACTTATGCGTCCGCCGAAAGCTCCAATAATCCTCACGCATCCGCCTCGCTGTGATCTGCTCGTCACCAGTCAGTTCCTTGACCCGGGCCTCTCGCAGCTTTGAACCTTCATCGGGCTCACTGATCGCGACCAAACGCCGCTGGTAAAGCGATGCGATGACGGTGTCGTGTTCGTTTGTTGTGCCCAGAAGAAGCTTGCTAGGTGCGAGCATCGCATAGTCGCCAAGCAACTCGACGATTGCATTCCACAGGGTCGATTTCCCGTTGGCACCGGATCCGTAGCAGATCGGCAGGATATGCTCTCCTACGTCGCCAGAGCAAGAATAACCGAGTAGTGCCTGGATGTATCGCTTAGCTTCATCATCGCTGCCAAAGATCAAATCGATGAACGCACGCCACTTTGGACAATTGGCCTTAGGATCGAAAGCAACATTGGCGATCTGAGTAATGGAGTCCGTTTGTCGATGGTCACGAAACTCCCATGTGGACATGTCGAGAGTCCCGTTCTGCAAATTTAGAAAGTATGTATTCTGATTGAGTAGCTCGTGTTCGATCGTCGTTCTCGCATCACATCGAGCGAGTGAAACAACGTTCTCGATCGTAGTCTTGCGATTGGCCCAGCGACAGAAGTCGGCCCATTCCTTCTGTTGCTTCTCAGACTGAACATGCTGAAGTCGATCCCAGTAGTTACGGACGAGCCTCCTAGCCAATCGTGTCGTTCGGCCCGTATCTACGTCGACTTTCCATCGTTTCCCATCCCAGGCGAGCCATTTTTTCCAAGACGGAACGTATCGTAGTTTGGCTTGATTGCCGTCGATGTACTCAACGGCCATGGCGTTTTCGGTCTGATCGCTTTTGAAGTCCCAGTCAATGGCAGACTTTGGAAAGCCGAGATTCGCTGGTGGCTGGCTTCGCTGCGAACCAGGTCGCTTTTTCTTCGGTGTGTATTGCTTGGTGACCTTACTGAGTGCCTTCGCGATCGTGGTTCCACCGTAAGTCTCGCTACCGTGCAACTGATCCCACTTGGATCGCATCAACTTCGATTGTCGAAAAATACGATCAATCTGTGCCGCATCTTTAGTGTAATAAGCCAAAGTAAATACGACCGACGAGTCGGCTTCGCTGGCCGAGTTGTAATGGTCGTTCCAATGACCTTCCCATAACGATCGGAACTTATCCCCAGTCTTTGGTTTCTTGCTAGCGAGTTCGATGATCTCAATATCACTTAAAGCGACTATAGAACTGTCGTCGCTCGGTGGTGACGGTCTGCCGTTGGCAGCAATCGCGGCCCCCGGTTCGTCGTCACCAAAGACGAAAGCATAAACCAAGTCGAGCGACTGCTGGCGGAATTTGATATCGCTTGGGTATTCCTGGAGACGGTCTCCAGTCACTGTGAAAAAGCGGTTGCGATCGTAGATTTCGATTTCGCCATCTTGATACGCTTTGCGACAACGGCGTCCTGGCTTGTTGGCTTTGATGAATACTTTCACGCCCGTGCCGGATGGACTTGTCTCGGCATAACTGTCGAGTTGGCTCAGAAGACCGGCCGCCCAGCTTTTTAGCTTGCCGTTTTCGGCATCAATGCAGTTATCCAGATCGACGCCGCAGTACGGATCATCCGCTGTGAAAACGAAGCCAACGCCCGCTAATTTCGAGTCTAGCCGGCACGCTTCTGTCGCTTGCATGAATGAGCCCCAATCCGACGGATCTGTCGAAGACGCCAAGCTTCCGGTGGCGGGATTAATTGGGGCTTTCGTATTCTTCCCGTCGCGTTGGATATACTTCCAAGCAACCCACTGTGAACATTCACGGAGGCACGCTGGAGTAGCAGTTGCTAGTTGATTCACGCAAGCGACTCCTGATATGAAAACATAAATGGTTGTCGAACTTCTTCAATTTCACTGATCGTCACAATTGCCTTGCCGCCGGAAACTGGTTCTGATTTGATCGTCAGCAACCAAACAACCTGCGAGTCGTCCCAAAATGCACCGGCTTGCTGCAACGCATCCAGAATTGGCTTCTGCACGTTGTCACAATCTCGCCGTCGAGCATCCGGTGGAAATAGCTCAATCTGCACGGCAATCTTGCCCATCATCGGTTTGACCTTTGCCAGCATGAGTTGACGGCGAACGGTTTGCCGATAGGCTCGCGCATCCTTGGAAAGCACTGGGCGCCCTTGGCGGAAACTGAACTGGTGGTTGATGGTTGGCGGATATTCCAATTCCAATTTGAACATGCTTCCTTGCTCCGGTTTTCTACTTGTTCGCTTCTCCGCACAATCGATCGCCGTGGCATCGGCAAGGGTAACACCAACAACCAAGTACTTTGCCTTTGAGTGAGTGGATTTTGTTTTGCAGGCTAGGTTTGAGTTCAAAAAACACATCGAAGGAATCGCATACACGATCTCTGTCGCCATCCTCGTCGACGATGAATGGATTTCCCCATTGCGTGCCTCGATCTATCGGCACATAACAACGATTCTCGCATGCCCAACGAATCAACCGTCCATCAGTACGCTTGTTCGCAACTACCGACACGCCTTTCATAACCAGCTCTTTTCTTTCTAATTCGCTTTCGGTCCATACTTCATCGGATCGTGCGACCGCATGCTTTGCGGCTTGAGCGACAGCCTTGCCGATATCCCTGCCGTCGTCTCGAGCTTGCTTAATGACCTCGGATTGAACTGCCTTGGGCAGAACCGCCAACTTAGCCGCGGCAGAAACGGCTACTTCGCCTTTGTCACAGGCTTCAATGAGGGCCCTTGATCCATGAGTTAGCACTTTAGTGGCTCGATCGACCTGCTTGCCGCTAACGCCTACAGCTTCACCGGCCTTATCGCGGGCTCTATGTACCTGTTGACTTTGCTTTACTTGTGGGACAATTGGCCCAGAAGTTAAGTCGTTTCTTTTTCCCTGTCGTTCTTTCGCTTGTCGTTCATACAATTCCTTTCCGCGAGCACCGGCCATCGCCGCTTGCCCATCATCAAGATGCCGCCTTTCCCGGTTCATGCTTAGCACATATGCAATTGGATCTGACGGATTGACGTTCACCGTCTTTGGTGTCTTGGATATCTTTGAACACGCTATCCAGCGGTTTCGCCCGTCGAGTATCCTTCCATCCATTACAGAAATCGGAACAATCAAACCGTTGGTTTCGATGTCCTTTGCAAGCGATTCAATCTGCTCGTCCGTCATCATGGGGAAGATACATGCAGCCTCGTGAAATTCCATAACCACTTTCTCTCCTTAAGTGCAGAAGTTGAATTGCATCTGTCGACCGGATTTCTGAGAGTTGCATTTCTCTTGGGACAGGTATGGCCAAGCGTCACTCTTGCGATCATCCACCGTGAATGGCAATGTTGGTTGCATGGTGGCTTTTAGTCTGTGTAAATGTGCCGCGACCCACACGTTACGCCGGTCCTTCATGTTTCCTAGAACGATCCAATGCACAAAATCAGGATTACCAATCGACATGTTTTCAAAAATGCGGAACGGTGAGTTCGCGTTTTTATGCAATGCGTAATACACTTCTTGACCGACTAAGTGAGTCTTGTGCTGGGCGCCTTGAGCGCTCGTCCAGTGCAAGTACGGCTTAAACGGAAAAGCGTTTTGTGGCAATACCCAGGAATCGTTAACTGAAGATTGAAGGTGATGTTCGTAGTCGGGCCTCGCTTCGATGGAGCCGCCAAGCCGACCTTCGACTTTCACGACGCAAATGCTACGTCGATGTTTGTTTTGATAATCGATCGGATCAACTGTACCAGAACGCAGTATGCATGCATCGAGTAAATCTATCTTCTCGTTTCGCGATTCAATCAATCCTTCGAAGTGTGATTCCATGACTTTCCATGATTCATTTCGATTGTCCTTCTGCGATCTTACGCGTACCTTTGACCAAACCTTTAGCAAGCGATCATCAGATACGCTGAGGGGATACAATCGAATCAATCCGAGTTCTTCTGATACACCTATCGCACACATCGTTGTGCTTCCGTCTGAACAGCGATTTGGGGCTCCTTTAGCGATAATGGTTGCGTTGATCTCCAAACTTGATACCTCCAAATCTAGACCTTGCTGAAAAGGATCGAGCAGGATTCGAACCTGCCTTTGCTCAACTTGCGTGTCCCACCACGCCGCCGATCCGTATGCCGACTCTCCGGCGGTCACGACTTGTTCTCCCCGTCGTTCGGGTCGCACCCCTGCATCAATTGAAACGCAAGAATTCTAAGTCAACCTCATTCGCTAGAACGGAAGGCCGGTATCCACACGATGACTCGTCGTAGTAATCGCAATTTGGATCCGACGATTGAAATACACGTTGGAGTACTCACCCTTGGTGCGCTTGGTTAGCTCCAGAGTCACATCCAGCAACTCCTCGAGGCGTCCAGCCAACTCGCTGAACTTCGTTAGTACCAAGCCCAGAGTCTTCAGATCTCCTTTGACAAACGGCAATGATGCTGCGGTAATCACGGAATTTTTGAAGATTCGACGGCCCGCGTGGGATCCCGATAGAATTACCAAACCCCACTTGATCATCGGATCGCCTTTCTGGCTGTGCTCGAGTCGCACCGAGTCGATGCGGACTTGATACTTGCCATCGGGGACATCCTCCTGGCTTGGAGCCTCCACTGATGCGAACTCATCGTCAAAGGATGTGAGATCGACGCTGTCGCATTCATAACTTTCGTATTCGCTCATTACTTGACCTTTCCAATAGGGGTACTTGCCGGCAAAGAACAATTCGCTTCGCTGCCATTGCCGGTTTGCTGGCCTCGAACGGGTGAATTGAATGCCTTTACAAAGGCGTCGTAATCAAGAGGTAGAATGTCAGGTAAGCGGCCAGTGCGATCGCCCGCTTCGTAGGTTGGATGCGGTTTGGTGCGCAGCACACGTTCAATAGTCACATTGCCTGCGGTATCTTTCTTTGGAATCGAATCACCGAAGAGGATGATGTCGACTAGTCCCAAAACAACGTTTCGGGCACGATCCGGAAGACTCGGTTGGGTCTTGGTGTATTCACCGGTCCGCGTCTCGATAGTCTTGTCCTGAGCGTGGGAGATGAGAATCAAACCGTAGGGAAGGCTTGCCAGTCGAGTTAACACCCGGTGCCACTCGTTTTTGACCAAAGCCCAGCCTTTTCCATGGCCGAGGTCCCCTTCATAATCGATCCCATGCTTGCCACAAACATGCTCGCTGCACATTTTGAAAGCGTTGTCGACGGTATCGATAACGATCGTATTGAACGGGTGGTCCCCTTTGGCAATGAGCTTGCAAGCATCGAGGAAGTCCTCCCACTTGTAGGTAGGGACCTTGAATACCTCGAGGTGATTTAGGCCTGGCTCGCATTCGAAGAAAATCGCCTCAGGAAACCTGGCAGACCAACTACTTTTGCCTAACTTGGGTGCCGAGTAGATTAAGATTGTCTGCTTCCCAAGTTCGGTCACGTTCTTGGTTCTTTCCGTTGGTAGGGTTAATGTCATCTTGTTCAATTACCTTTCAAAACGAGGGTGCGTAAGAATCAACAGGGGAGAGTTCTTCGTGTGGCAGTGCAATCTCATAGAGGTTGTCTGCAACGTTGGGATTGAAGCCGCTTTGGCAGAAGCTGAGGTACTCACATGGCCTCTGGTACGAGAAGCAATTCGACGTATTTAGTAGCCACTTGCCTCGGCGCTTGGCATCGAGATACTGTTGGGTGATCTCCCAAACTTCGTCTTGAAGCATGGCGAGTCGATCTTCAGACAAGTAAATGAACTCGCGATGGAAGGCATCGGGTCGCGAGTACCATTCCGCTAGTCGTGCTTGAAAATCTTCGTCCGACTCGGGCAACTGCCGCTTCGCTGTGGACTTGCCACTCTTGTTCTTCGCGGCTAGTTCCGAAAGCCGAACCTCGTACTCAGCTTGCGTTTCACCACGTCCTTGTTTGAGACGTGATTTCAAAAGAACGTTGTAAATGACGCCGACGATTGGATAGCCAAGCTCACGCAGGTAATGGCTATAGAGGGCAATCTGCGTATCGGTCCACAGCTTGTCGAGATAATTGGCGTCGACGTTTGCTGCAGTCTTATGCTCGAGCAGATACATTCCATCATGGCACTGGACGATTCCATCGACCTTGCCCGCAATTCGAAACGTTTGGCTTTGGCGTCCGGTATCGGGATTACGAATCTCACCGACAAACTCCTTCTCAATCTCAATGATGTCGAAGTCTTCGGTCGCATAGCGGTTGGCATACCCTGTGAACATGGCCCGAGCCAGATGCCAAAGTGACTTTTGTAAGTCGTCAACGTTTCGATCTGGGAATTGTTGGTCTAGATGATTCAAAACCAATTCCAAGCGATTCGGATCTCGGACGGAGCGATACCATAATTCAATGACACTGTGGATTACGTTGCCAAAAGACAACGCTTCGGCACGCTCACGCGGCCGCAGGTTGTCGAGATAGCGGTTCTTGTACTTTCGGGGACAATTGCGAAATGTGTTGAGCGCTGAATAGGTCAGCAGCGTCTTGTCATTCGCTTCAGTTTGGGTGATGACTTGGGACATGGGTGCTTTGATCAAATGATTGGTTGTTGGTGGATCAGGAAAAGCTCGACTCGTAGCTATTGGGGTCTTCGAGCGGGATTCCATTCATCCGCTTGACGCCTCTCTGAGCCGCCAATTGGGCCTCAGAGATTGGTCCGAGAGCAGCGTTGATCCTTCGGCAGTCCTTGCAGATCCGATTACCAGCTCCCTTTGAATGGAAGCTTTCGTTGCACTTAAGGCAGCGACGGTAGCCGGCTTCGGTTGGTAGTAATGGCTTATTCACGGTGTCACTTTCATAAGGCAATGAAGAGGTCGCAGTTCGAACTTGAGCAGCTAGATCAGCTCGATTTCTTCGACTTCAAAGTTGCGTTCCAGGTCTGAGGTGACCAAGTAGTGCTTGAAGTCGATCTTGGTGATGAAGCGGCTTGGTTCGACCAACTGGTTGCGTAGTGCTGAACATGCTTCGTTGAATTCCTTACTCGCTGCTTCGTAGCGAGTGAACGCACGCAAGTACCGTCCAACTGCGAGTGAGGTGTTTACGCGGGTCTCGATATCGGGTGAGTTCACAGGGGCTTCTCCGTGTTGATGTCGTGGTCGTGAATCGAAAAGTCATCCTCTCCAGTACTAGCTATGCAATTTGGCCGGACCTCGTCCCGAAAAAAATCAATTTCACCCCATTCGACTCCCGCAAAATGCTGGCGAATTACGCCCATTGCTTCAGAAATTCGTCGACGAGACCAACCAAGTCGAAAACCACTCTCGGCTTGGTTGCAGGTTTGCAGCAGTCGAGCAAATTTCCGATAAACCCCTGGCAAAGTTCGAATCTGGTGTTCGATCGCGTCAGCCAGATCGAGGTCTTGAAGAGGGTCCCGAGAGACGGTTTGCCGGCGGCGGTCGTTGTCGGAAGTCGCGATCCCTTTGGTCAGCGATTCGCTTTTTCGATGGGGACCTTCTACGGTTTTGGAGAGCGACTGCAGTTCGACACCCTCTGGCGGATTGCAGCTCACCTTGTTCGACTCGCGGATCAGCTTGGCGACTGCGTTTTGCATCAGCCGTGTCGTGAATGCCTCGATGCTGCCCCGGCCGGGATTAAAGCGGTCCATATGCTCGAGAACATAAGCCAGCAACTCTTGCTCGATATCCTCGGGCTCCATGCTTGAGAGGTCCGAGCGGTGCTCGAGGCGACACACGACCTTGCCAGCCAACTTGGTAGCATGGCTGAGTATTTTCTGACGAATCTCCAGTGTGATCAAAGTTCTTCCTCCGGCTGGGAGGACGACTTGTTCCAAGAAAATCACCAGCAGAACCGTGCTGCGAATCGGTTCATTCGCAGAGACAACACGGGCTGGCTTATCTCGGACTTAGTCGCATCCGTCAGCCGGAGTCACGGCGACTCAAAACATGAGTCGTTGGCTCAAAGCGTGAGCCGAGAAGATTTTTCTAGAATTGCCAGCCTGGGTCTTGAGTTGGCCTGTAGCTCAGCGACTCGCCCTGAAACGCAGTTCGTAGATGCTCCGCCAGCTCGGTAGATGATTTACTGATACGGTCAATGTCGCGATTGACCTGCTGACGGATGTTCTTCCGCGCTCGCGATGCGTCGGTTGAGACGCGTGCTTTGCCCCCTTTGCCTGTCGCTTTCGAGATGTGGTCGATCAGTTTTTCCCTATCCGACTGCAATCGCTCCATACTTGCTAGATCGTTGAATTGAGTGGCTTCCTCTAACTCTTCATCGATTTCGCTGAGCTTTCGTGCATACTCTCGCTTTGCCTCGGCATCGAAGGATTCACCGGTTGAGCTATTCGAGGAGCGGCCGCGAACTCCTGTGCGTGCTGACTCAAGCTCAACCGGATCAAACACCTGGTTGGGATGAGTTAACAGTTCACGCAGATACCAGAGGCCCACTGAGTTCGACAGCGAAAATTGTTGACCAGAGAAGCGGATCTGGTAGTTTTCACCCTCCAGCCGAAACGAATTGACATCAGCTGTATCTCCAATGCCCAGCCGATTGCGCAGCTCGTCAAGCATGTGGGGCTGACAATGCCACCGCCCATCTCGCTCCACGATTAGCTCATCGAGCGCAACCACGATGGTCTTAAAGCGAACTGCGATCGCGTCAACATCGATGTTTGTATGTAGTAGTGTTGAAACGAGGATTACGAGTTGCGAGGAGCTAGCGAGCGAAGACGATGCCGCAAGAAGCGATTCGGCATCACTGCGAACACACAAGTGGACTGCCGCTGAAGCAAGCCGTGGTGGCAGCCGGCCAATGCGATGCAAATTGGCATCTGGTAAGTTCAAGCTGTAGTCGATCCGACCTTGGAGAGCTTCCACGATCCGCGTCGCAAGTGATCGCAGATTCAACTTGCAGACGATTTGTGTATCGCGAGTTACCTCGAACGACTCACCGACGACGCGATTGATTCCCACCAACGTGCCATCGCGGTGCTCGATTACATCGCAGGGTGTGACACCATCGCTGGCTAGCGTCCATGCCGCCAGCTCAGGAGTCGCCGTCAGAAGCTTCTGACCATCCGCCCAGTCTTCAGCCAGTTCTGCTCGCCACAGAAACATCGGTGCCTTGAGGCTTGGGATTCGCGAGATGGTTTGCCAGAGGCGAAGCTGCCTGCATTCTGAGGGTTTCATTTTGCGGAACTCGGATACCGTGATGAATCATCCAACGATCGATTGCAGCGATTCCTACTTGGCGACTTAATCGAATCTTGTTGCCAGAGCAGACCGTCGCTATCACTTCGCCGACGTCCTCGAGGACTATCCTAAACTTGGCACTCAGTAGCCGTCCGTTCGGAACCAATCGCTTGTTGTGCTCACGCAAAGCTTCAAAGATCGCCTCGCTTTTAAACGTGATATGGAGCGTCTTTTCACCTAGCAGGACCTCCTGAATTTCAACCAAAGTAACTTTCTTGATGCCGAAAACCATCCCGGGCGATTGAACGTCTTCGCCAAGCCGATAGATAACATCGAGATTGAATGTCTCTCCATGCTCAAAGAATTCAGGATCTGCAAACAGTTGCTCGCTGAACAAGCGACAATAAAATCGACGTTCGCTGACCAGGTCGGCTCGAATGCGCAACTCACCTGTCTCGATGTTATAGACAACCAAGTCATAGTCTACAGGGCGACGAATGTCGGGCCGGCACATATCGTTGTCCATGACTTCATCCCGCTTGAGCGAACCACCGAAACGAATAAGGAAAGCAATCTCGTTGCCGAACTCGTACATCCAGACCGCCGCGCCACCGCAACGCCGTCGATTGCGGTTGAACTGGTTGGTCCGTTCTTCAATCCTCTTTAGAACGGAGTCGCCCGGCAATTCGAACAACGGGGCTTCGAGCGTGCTATTCATGAAGCAATAGAACGACTGAAACCGCACCACAATGCGTTCACAGTTCGTGCGGCGCAGCAGGTCCGGATCGATCAACCAGATCAGCAGAGCGAGGTCGGCCGGTGTGAGATCGCCTTCAGGCAACTCAAGGCCAGTTTTGGAAACGACCAACAACAGGGCTTCCATTCCCTGGTCGTTGGCAACTTCGCTTATGTGGAACAGCGCCTCGATCATGTCGGCCGGAGTTGAGCCGTCGTGTGCGTTAAAAATACCGATCAGACACTGCAAATCAGAATCTGTAAAAACCGCAAACTCGGGGATGGTAAATCCTTGGTTGCGTAGATAAGTGTCGAATCGCATCAGAAATATTCGGAAGCGATTAGGTTCGATCGATCGCAGAATTGCGATGTCATTGAAATGAGGAAGATGAAAACTTGGCATGATATTCCTGATACAAAATGCGGCTCATTGTGTCCGTCCATGAAGTCAGAACTGCCGCCAGCGAGTGCTAGCTATTTTTCCTTTTGGCGATCTATCAGACGGCGAAGAGTTGACAACTGTGGTCACCCCAGGCCGGAAAACCGGAAAAATCGATAAGGTCAAAAATCAGGATCGCACAGAATCTAAGTCGCTCCGGTTTGGGTGACGTTTGGGTGACCGGTGAGGATTGAATTCGAAAAAACTCCGACTGTTCGAAGCCGAAGTCGATGCAACTGCTCTGAGTTCCACGACCCCGAAATACAGCCTTGGAGATGGGCAACTTCGCAGACGCAATGAAACTCTTTTCAATCGTTTCCAACTATGGACACTGGACATCCAGCGGCCAGAATTCTGACGCAATGAAGTGCTCGAGTTGCTACAATCGAGCGGTTTGGGCATTCCCGCTTCATTTGAACATCCCTCCAAATACGGCACGCCTATGTCAGAAGTCAAGCATATTCTTTCGCAAATCGAATCCGTTGATCCTACAGCAGCAGAGAAGCTGCCACCGCTCGTCTATGAAGAGCTCCGCCGACTGGCCGCAGCTCGAATGGCCAGCGAATGTCCGGAGCATACGCGGCAAGCCACAGCCTAGTTCATGAAGCTTATGTGCGGCTGGTGGACGTGGATAAGGTTCAACACTGGAATTCTCGCGGTCATTTCTTTTCCGCGGACGAAAATTATGCTTCGGTCGGGCAGGGTCACGTAGACGTGGTTTGGCGCGACCCAAGGTCTTTTGCGATAAAGCCATTGCCGACATGCAACTTTTTTTTCGTTCGGGAAAGGTACTACATAGCTGCTGGCTTTGCCTCCTGGTTCCTTCGCGTTCCCGGCCGAATTCGATCGCCTGAGAACCCATTTTGCAGGTCCAAATTTTTAAGCGTCGGAGAAACTTTAGCAAATCTAAGAATTTTGCATTCGGTTTTGATGGCAAATCCGCCTAGGAGGGTTGAAGGGGGGCCCGCCGGCCCTCGATTTCACTTTTGTCCCATGATCATGGGGAGCCCATGGATCCATCCGATTTGATTGCAAAGTAGTAATTGCAAACCAATGTGCTTCCCTATCCGAACAGTCTGGAACCGATTGACATCCTTCTAACCATAGGAGGGAGCGAATGATTTCGCCGTTTTGACAATAGGTTGGCTTTAAGTGGCCGCAACCTAACGCTCAAGCGAATCATCGGGGGCAGGTAGAGCAATAGAACTATGCATTTCCGATCTTTCGCCAAATGGTTCCCTAAACTGTTTTCAGGTGCTTCGAAACGTTCGCTTCCAGCCAAACGCCTGCGTACTTGGCGGAAAAAGGTAGCAAGGAGGTCGTTTTTCGAGCTCCTTGAAGGGCGTGTGGTACTCGCGTCCGACTGGCAAAACCCTTTGTGGAATCTCGACGTCGATTTCGATGGAACAGTGTCGCCATTGGATGCCTTGGCTCCAATAAACGAAATTAATCGCCAGAATGGCGGTGGGGCAAAAATCGACTTCACGCAACCTGTTGGGGGTAACAACTATCTGGATGTCGACGGTGACTTCACGCTTTCTTCACTTGACGTGCTATCTGTAGTTAATCACTTGAATGCTAATCCGGCCGGATTGGCCACCAGCCTCTCACTCGCTATTGATTCTGGCGCCTCCGCAATCGACAAAATTACGAACAATCCAGTCTTGAATGGTTCGGTCAACCTAAGTTCGGGGGTAGGTGCAACGATAAAGGCTCGGCTCGATCGAGGATCGGTTGTGCCTCTTACACTCGCGGCATCCAATGCCTTTGTTTTCGATGCCTCGTCCGAAGAACCCGTTTCGGATGAAAGCCATTTTGCTACGGTCTTCGTCCAGTCAGACGATGGACGTATTGGATATCAACGTCTTGAGTTTACGTACGATACCATGCCCCCGTCACTTCGCGTTTTAAGAATTGATCCCAGCGACGATACGGGGCGAAGCTCAAACGACGGTATTACTAGTGTCACGAAGCCAAGAGTTGAGATCAGAACCGACTCAAATTCTTCGCTCAGAGTTACAGTTGGCGACACAATTCTTTTTGATGGGATTACTACTGGCTCCTTCTCACAAGCGACCTCGACTTTAGCCGAAGGGCTTCACCAACTTAGCGCATCTGTGACTGATATTGCTGGTAACACATTGTTGGAGACACGTTCGATAATGATCGATACGACCGTTCCCAGCATTCCAAGTATTGATTTATCACTGTCTTCGGATACGGGTGTCATTGGGGATAAAATCACCCGCAACTCACGAGTCACGCTACTGGGAACCACTGAAGCAAATTCCTTCATCGCTCTCAATAGCTCCACTGACTCATTCCGCACAACTGGTAACGGTACCTTTACGATTCCGAGCGTGAGTCTCGATGTTGGCACCAACAACTTGCAGCTAAGCGTCTCCGATCTTGCTGGCAATACCAACAGTGGCAGCCAGAGTTTTACCCGTGTCAACGAAGTCGCAACTTCCGATCCGGTTCTAATTTGGAATCAAGCAATACTCAATGCCATCCAACGCGATGCGACACCACCACCTATCGCAACCCGCGGTATGACCATGATGAGTATCGCAATGCTCGACACTCTCAACGCCATCGAGAAAACGCCCAGCTACCTTGTATCGCTTTCAGCCCCTGCTAACCTATCAATCGAAGCGGCCATTTCCTCTGCCGCCTATCAAGTTCTGAAGTATCTTTTTCCGGCACAGCAGCAATCGCTTGAAATAGTACAAACCAACGTCCTTAACAACATCCTCGACGCCATCACCAAAGAAAATGGAATTGCATTTGGAACCTTGGTCGCTGACGCTATTATCACGCTCCGAAAGCAAGACGGCTGGGACCGATTCGTTGACTACACTCCAAGTAACTCAGTCGGCCATTGGCAGCAAACTGCCCCTATGTACGATCAAGCTCAACTGCCGCAATGGGGAGAACTAACACCATTTGGCGTTAGCGATATCGACGCGATCATCCCAAGCGGTCCTCCCTCGCTAACCTCCGATCAATGGTCGACCGCCTTCAACGAAGTCAAATCCCTCGGCTCAGCAACTAGCGCTTCACGAACCGCTGACCAAACGCAACAAGCTCGATTCTGGGCTGATGGCTCAGGGACGGTTACTCCTCCAGGCCACTGGAATCAGATAGCAAATCAAATTGCAACCGACAAGAATCTAAGCCTCGGAGAGAATGCCCGTCTCTTTGCCACTCTCAACATCGCGTTAAGTGACTCCAGTATTGCCGCGTGGAAAACAAAGTACAGCAAGGAATTTTGGCGACCGATAACTGCCATTCGCGAAGCCGACACCGATTCAAATGCGGCGACTTCAGTTGATTTGAACTGGACACCATTGTTGATCACTCCCCCCCATCCGGAATACGTTTCTGGGCATAGTACCTACAGTGCCACTGCCGCTAGGGTGCTCGCAAACTACTTCGGAGACAATTACGCCTTCACAACGACATCGCAGGGATTAGCAAACGTCACACGAAGCTATATCAGTTTCTCTCAAGCTGCCGCGGAAGCTGGACGCAGCCGTATTTATGGTGGTATTCACTACGAATTCTCCAATCAAGATGGGCAGTCACTTGGTCGATCAGTTGCCGACAAAGTTATCGAGCGGTTTTCTCTAACTGACGATCTTATCGCGCCATCGATTGTGTTCCTCTCGCCAACTAACAACATCACAACGTCGACCAATCCAATCATCGAAGGGTGGGTGATCGACAATCTATCGGGTGTCGCCGGTGCATCCGTACAAGTAAACGAGGGCATTAGCCAACCGCTTAGCCTGAATGCCAGTGGTCGGTTCACGTTTACACCGTCGTTACCGCTCGACAGTTCATCCAACGGCACGCACACCATTCGATTTACTGCGATCGACCATGCTGGACTGCAATCGTCCAACTTCGATTTCACCTTCACGCTCGACACCCTCGTTCCAACGGCCAGCATCACTAGCCCAGCCGAAGGAGCAACTATCACCGCTGGTCAATTTTTGGAAGGCACGGCCTCAGGTACCGGCTCAAATCTCGTTTCGCTGACTTACCAGATCGGCACTGGAGCTCGCGTCCCTATCAGATTCTCTTCAACCGATGGTGGCTTTAGCACTCCAATCGATCTATCCAAGGTCCAGCCCGGATCGCACACAATAACGCTTATAGCCCGCGATGCCGCTGGCCTCGTAACTACCGTTAATCGCACGTTTACTATCAGCCACCTTATCCCTCTCACTATTACGGACCAAACGCCATCCAGTGGCTCGAGCGACATCGGCAGCACATTCCGGCCCCAAGTCCACTTTTCGCGACCAGTCGACAAAAGCACCCTCACACCACTAAGCTTCTACGCTACCGATACGACTGGGGCCAAGCTACCAGCAACGATTGTTCCCTCCCAAGACGGCACGTTCGCATGGCTCTTTTTCACTAGTCCGATGCCCGGATCATCCACCATCACGGTCCATATTGATGGCGATGCGATAAGGGGCGTCGATGACTCTCTACTCGACGCCGACGGTAATGGCGAAGCTGGTGGGGATTTTTCGTACAACTTCACCACGGTCAGCCTATCTTCATTGCCGAATACATCGATCCAAGGTCGAGTCGTCGATCCAGGCGTCGATTTAAAGGCGATGACTCGCGACGACATCTTGGCTGGTAATGACGGCATCTTGCATACCAATGATGACGTCTTTTTGAGCCCGATCGCGGGAGCCAAAGTCTTCATCCTCGGCCGCGAATCGCAATCGGTTACGACAGATGCAAACGGCTACTTCGAACTCACCACTGTCCCTTCTGGGACGATCAAGCTAGCCATCGATGGCCGCACTGCGACTAACGTACCTTCGGGCGTATTCTGGCCCGAGATGGTCATGGATCTGGAATTGATTGTAGGGAGTGTCAATACGGTGATGGGAACGATGGGCACGCGCGAAGAGCGAGTCGCCAATTCCGATCGCACCGAAGTCTACTTACCTCGGCTGCAAAACAGCATGCTTCAGCCGATCAGCAACTCGACAACAACGACCATCGGCGTCGACAGTACATCGTCACCGAATTTAACCAATGAGCAACGCTCGAATCTGAAATTAGAAGTAGTCCCCAATTCTATTCTAGGGGAAGACGGGCAACCGCAAACTAACGCCCAAATTGGCATCAGCACTGTACCGCCCGAATTAGTGCGAGACATGCTCCCTCCAGGCTTAATGCAACACACATTCGACATCACCATCCAAGCCCCAGGAGCAGCAATATTCAATACGCCGCTCCAGATGACCTTTCCAAACGTTTTCGGGGCAGCGCCAGGTACCAAGCTCAATTATCTTAGTTTCGATCATACAACAGGGAGGCTAGTAATCGAAGGTACATCAACGGTTAGCGTTGATGGCTTATCAGCAACAACGGATGCTGGGAGTGGGATAACGAAACCCGGTTGGCATGGACTCACTCCGCCTGGTTCCACAGGAGAGGGTAAGCGATCGGGAGACGAAGGTTGGAAAAAGGGCGATAAAGATAAAGACGGAGATGGCGATAAGGATGACGATGACGATACGGATGGGGACGGCATTCCGAATGATAAGGATCCAGATGATGACAATGACCAAAAGCCAGACGATAATGATGATGACGACGACGGAGACGGTACCCCCGACGACAAAGACAGTGATACGCTCGAATGGGTGGAACATCGCACGGGTAATCTCGGTGATGTTATCTCGATCTCTCTTGCAAATCTGAGTTTTTTGAAGAAGTACTCTTTCACTAAAGCAATTGGGGGAACGATCGCCAAAATTCCGGATTGGGAATCCGGACTTCGTGACTCCGCGACAGTATACTTCGTACCACAGAATCCTGGAGCATTGGAATTACATCTGTTGGCGAGACATGTATTGAAGGACGGCGGTGAAGCCAATGCCAACGTTAAGGTGATTATAAATGTCCGTGACTCGTACGCCAAAACAAACGAGAAGGATGCGGTTACATCCAATTTGACAGTACTGGATGCATTTCGAGTTCAACAGAGACTTAAGTACTTAGGATTTTTTGAAGCGAGTGGAAGAACAATAGCAGTTGATGGGATACTAGGTAATGGTTCACGGTCTGCTATCGGGTTGTTCAATGCGGCGGTAAGTGGGAAAAGAGGAGTCTTCAATCCATCCGCAACTATCGACCTTTCATGGATCAACAGCGCCAATGCACCTAGCTGGTTGAAGAATGCAAAATCGGGGCCTGGATGGACGAATATTGAAGTTTCCAAAGTCGAACATGATTGGGGCACAAGTTGGGCGCTTGAAGTTCTCAAGTCAGCCGGAGCCAATAATAAAGGACCGAGTCTTCTTGTAGATGATCTTTCCGAAAAACCCGGAGGGCAAAGAGGGCATGAAGGCCATTATACAGGAATTGATATTGACTTCGATACGCCACCAAAGGAAACGAAATGGGAAGACCGCGCGATCGCTATCCCGTTCTACCGTACACATACGATAGGAGGAAAACGCTATGTCGCAGCCGGAATCACGGAGGACAAACGCGGAGATCGACATGTTATCACGATGATAGGCAACACAGTTGGATTTGCCGAATTCTCCGAAACCGACTCATCAGCACCTGCAAATGCGCTTACGCATGATTTGACGTACGACAATGAAACAATTCTTGATCGAATTGTCAAGTTCATCGTCGACAACCCTGAGATAAAGAATTATGACATAGCAAAAATTCGCTCGCAAATAGAATTATTTTCCAGCGTTACCACCAAATCAGGGGCAAGTGTTGGCACCATATACTACAATGATCCTCGAACTTGGTCGAAGCATTGGCCGGTAACGGGACTTTCTGTTCGATTTAGTAAGGGTCACAATGGGCATTTTCATGTCAATATTCAGCCCCCAAGCTCCGCTGCATCAAGTGGCACATTTCTAGCAAGCTCGACCAATTTCGTTCCCATTGGTCAAGGTTTCGGAAACGATCCACGTGTTCATTTCCGAATTACCACGGGCTCCGGAGTTGAGATAAGTGGAATGACTTCCGATGTCGGTCGCTTCTCTGCATTTCTTCCACCAAAGACAAACTTTAGTGTTGTCCTGTACAACGCCGCGACAAATCGATCAGCGCAATATGACGGTAATTCGTCGACAGCTGGCTCGCCAACAAATATCGGGCCATATTATTTAGATGTTTTTGCAGGAACCGACAGTGACCGAGACGGAATTCCGGACTTGGGAGAATTCGCAATCGGAACAGATCCCGTCCTTGCGGATACGGACAATGATGGAGTGAGTGATAGTTCCGAAATAGCCCAAGGACTCGATCCACTATCTGGAAAGGCCGTCGCTACAGGTATTCTCGCAAGCCTGCCGCTACAGGGCGAAGCAAAACAGATTGTTGTTCAAGGGGACATTGACAACAACGGAAAGCAGACCGCATATATTGCCACTGGCAGCTACGGGCTTGCGTTAGTCGATGTGTCTCAGTTTAACAAGCCCACGTTGTTGGGACAAATTGACCTTCCAGGTGATTCAGTTGACGTTGCAATTGATGCACCAGCCCGTCTTGCTGTTGTAGCCTCAGGGACTGGAGGAATGTCGATTCTGGACGTTGCCGACCCGACGAAACCTACGAATCGAATGACTGTCCCAATCAACGCGGGACAATTGGAAGTCAAAGATGGTGTGGTTTACGTCGCGGTCGACGGTTGGCTTCAATCCTATGAAATGCAGACGGGATCGCTGTTGCAAGTACTTAGTCTAAGTTCAAACAGCATAACCGGCCTGGCTCGCGAAGGATCAACGCTATTTACTATGGACGTAGCCCGTGTTCTTCGTGCGATCGACATCTCAGGCCCAAACATGGTCGCGAAGGGATTTCTTACGATGCCACAAGGCGGGGGCAGTTTGTTTGTTGGCAATGGTGTTGCCTATGTGTCCGCGTTCAGTTCCCAAACTGGGGGATATGCAACTGCGGATGTTTCCGACCCAACCAACTTGAGATTGATCGCTGGGTCAGCATCCTCGGGGAGTTCGGCAAGTCCTAACCCTTACATTGTGGCCAATGGTTCAGGACTTGGCATTGTCGCTGTCGGAGGAAATTTCCGAGGGGCAACTCCATCTCTAAGCGTTTTCGATGTTCGCGATCCATCCAAGACCAACCAGTTTGTAACCTCTTTTCCATTAGACGCTTCACCCAATTCGGTGACTGTAGCAGGTGGCATAGCCTATGTTGCCGGCGGCTCTGCTGATTTGCAAATAATCAATTACCAGTCGTTCGACAGTAAGCGAATTGCACCGACCGCGAGCATCGACACTAGTAAAATGGATTCGGATCCCATCACCGCTGGTATTCAAGTCGTCGAGGGAAGCAGTCTTTCGATCAAAGCCGACATCAATGACGATGTTCAGGTACGAAATGTCGAACTGCTAGTCGACGGTACGGTAGTACAAAGCACTCTCAGCTTCCCCTACAACCTATCCGCAACGATGCCGCTGATTTCGGAAACCAAATCGACCGCAATCGTTCAAGTGCGAGCAACCGATACTGGCGGAAACGTAACCACCAGCCCCGTAGTTGCCCTGAGCCTTGTTCGTGATACTACAACGCCAACGTTGTTTGCTATCAATCCAACGGATGGCAGCATAAAAGGAAAGAACTTCCGAACAATTGAGCTGTCGTTTAGCGAAGGAATGGATCCTGCAACGCTTATCCCTTCGAATTTCACTCTCGTAGATTCAGCAGGTTTGTCATTTGCACCCGTGAACGTCCAACTGCGAAACAACAGTTCGCAGATCCAACTAACTTACAATCCTCTTGCGATTGGCACATATACTTTCACCACAAAGACATCGGGCCTAACGGATCGCGCTGGCAATAAACTCGGCACAATCGACCTTGTAAATCGCTTTGAGTTGAGACCGTTTACCGCGTCCTTCATAAACCCCGCTGGCGGATTTTGGGATGTTGCGACGAATTGGAATAGTGGCCAAGTTCCTGGTCCTACAGACGATGTGTTGATCGACATGTTAGGCAGTTCCACAGTCACAATCCGCTCCGGAAATGTGCAAATTAACTCGCTCCTATCTAATAAACCAATAACACTGTCCGGCGGAACGTTATCCATTGAATCAAATGCAACACTCAACAGTTCCTTTACACTATCCGGCGGCAACCTATCTGGTTCTGGCGATGTGACGATCAATGGGCCATTGAACTGGATTGGTGGAACCATGTCGGGAACCGGCAAGTCGATCGTCTCAGCTGGTGGGACATTGAACTTGAGCGGCGTTGGCAAGACTTTGAATCGGATCCTCGAGAACAACGGTGCGGCGAATTGGACGGAAGGATCGCTCGGAATGAACAACGGCACCTTCCAAAACAATGGAACCTTCACCGCGAACTCAGCCACTACACTTCAGTGCCAAGGTTCTGGTGGAACGAATGCCTTTGTAAACGCTGGTACGTTCATCAAGCAAGGTGCTGGCACTATGCAGTTCCAATTCATCAGCACAACGGTAGCGTTTAACAACACAGGCAACGTGGATGTCCAAGCCGGAACGCTCTCGTTGATTGGCGGGACACACAGTGGAGGCCTGATTTCAATTGCAGCCTCGGCAACTGTTAACCTTAACGCCTATTCAATCAGTGCACCTCTCGCTATGGCTACTACGGGAACATTGGTAGTAAACGGAGCCGTAACATTCTCTGTGGCATCGACCATCAGCAATCTTAACATAGGCGGAACCGCTACGTTTAGTGCGGCATCAACTGTTAGCAATCTAAACTTGTCAGGGACGCTATCCGGCGCTGGTGATGTGACGATAACGGGTGTGTTGAACTGGACCGGCGGAACGATGAGCGGAACAGGGAAGACGATTGTCGCAGCGGGCGGAACATTGAACTTGAGCAGCGTTAATAGCAAGACTTTGAGTCGGATCCTCGAGAACAACGGTGCGGCGAATTGGACGGAAGGATCGCTCGGAATGAACAACGGCACCTTCCAAAACAATGGAACCTTCACCGCGAACTCAGCCACTACACTTCAGTGCCAAGGTTCTGGTGGAACGAATGCCTTTGTAAACGCTGGTACGTTCATCAAGCAAGGTGCTGGCACTATGCAGTTCCAATTCATCAGCACAACGGTAGCGTTTAACAACACAGGCAACGTGGATGTCCAAGCCGGAACGCTCTCGTTGATTGGCGGGACACACAGTGGAGGCCTGATTTCAATTGCAGCCTCGGCAACTGTTAACCTTAACGCCTATTCAATCAGTGCACCTCTCGCTATGGCTACTACGGGAACATTGGTAGTAAACGGAGCCGTAACATTCTCTGTGGCATCGACCATCAGCAATCTTAACATAGGCGGAACCGCTACGTTTAGTGCGGCATCAACTGTTAGCAATCTAAACTTGTCAGGGACGCTATCCGGCGCTGGTGATGTGACGATAACGGGTGTGTTGAACTGGACCGGCGGAACGATGAGCGGAACAGGGAAGACGATTGTCGCAGCGGGCGGAACATTGAACTTGAGCAGCGTTAATAGCAAGACTTTGAGTCGGATCCTCGAGAACAACGGTGCGGCGAATTGGACGGAAGGATCGCTCGGAATGAACAACGGCACCTTCCAAAACAATGGAACGTTTACTGCTAACTCGGCAACTACTTTGCAAAGCTCTAGTTCTGGTGTAACGAATGCCTTTGAAAATAACGGGACATTTATCAAGCAAGGTACTGGCACTGTGCAGTTCCCATTCTCAGGCTCAGGCAGCAGTAGCACAATCGTAAGGTTCAACAACACCGGCAACGTGGATGTCCAAGCCGGTACGCTCAATTTATGGGGCGGGACGCATAGTGGAGGCTTGATTTCAATTGCAGCCTCAGCATCGGTTATTCTTACTGGCACCTATTCGATCAATGCACCTCTGGCTATGGCTACTACGGGAACATTAGTAATAAGTGGAACCGTCACGTTTTCTGTGGCAACGACCATAAGCAACCTGAACGGAAACGGTACCTCTACGTTTAGTGCGGCATCGACTGTAAGCAATCTAAACTTGTTAGGGACGCTATCCGGGGCTGGTGATGTGACGATAACGGGCGTGTTGAACTGGACCGGCGGAACGATGAGCGGAACGGGGAAGACGATTGTCCCAGCGGGCGGGACGTTGAACTTGAGCAGCGGCAGCGGCAATAGCAGGAATTTGAATCGGATTCTCGAGAACAATGGTGCGGCGAATTGGACGGGCGGAACGCTCGATATGAACAATGGCACCTTCCAAAACAATGGTACGTTTACTG